TTGCATAGTATATTTCAACTCGAATATACCACACAACTAAAACATACGGTGAGTACGAAACGAATGCCGATCAGTATACGCTTTGCATTGCGCTCTCCCAAAAAGGGGCAGGTCTATGCTAATCCGCACCCCCTGCAAGTCTGGATTACGGTCAATGGTCAGCGGGACCACTTTGGGGCCGTTTATCCGCCTGTGACCGGTAGTAAGCTACTGGTCAACCCCAAGGAATGGCAGGTCGAGGATCAGGCATCATCGCGCCGGGATGATACAGTCAACAAACACCTGCCCAAACTTAAAGCGTATATACTGGAGGTATTCGACCGGCAATGCGCCATTGCCCAGGTGAACCCCGATTTTCCGCCAACCGTCAAATCGGTTTGCTACCAGATCCAGGAAGGAAAATTGCCCGACTGGAATCCAGAAAACGGCTGGCAGCTTGGCAAACAAAAGCCTACGATTCCTCTTTTGTCCGGCGACACATCGCTGGTCGATGTGTACAGTTCCCGAGTGGCTGCACTTGAGCGGCACTACGGCCCGACGCCTACCAAAACCCAAACCATTGATGTAGGCCGGTGGAAGAGAGGACTCGACCTACTCCGCGCCTGGGCCAAAGCGCACAATACGCCCGTACCGGCCTGCCAGAAAATAACCCTGTCCTGGCTGAAGGACTATCATAAGTGGCTTCAGACCCAGAAAAGCAAAAAGCAGTCGAAGCCCATTTCGGCGGCAATGGCCTCCCGCTACATCGGCAAAATTGGGCAGGTGTTGCAGTACATGGTTGACGCGGAGCTGATCGAGCGCAACAACGTAGAGAAACAGTCCTGGCCCCGTTACGACGATAAGGAGATCCTGTTTTTAGAGCCCGAACACGTCGCCAAGCTGTTTACCCTGAATTGGAAGCGAACGAAAGGTACCGCGCTTTGGTGGTTTCTCTTGATGTGCTGCACCGGACTGGATTATCCCGACGCGGTAGCGTATGCCCGGTCACGTCACGGCTTTGAGCGCGTCGGTCCATCGGGGCGTAAAATTCTGGGCAAACGTCTAAAGCCGCCCCATGAAGAATACGACGTGCCGCTACTGGACGAGGTTGAGTGGTTATTCGCGGTTCATCCGGAAGGGCCGGAAGATATATCCGGAGCCGCCGTCAACCGCTATACCGATCAGATCGAGGGTGTGCTGGGTATCACCTGGCGCATTACCAATAAGACTGCCCGTAAAACATTTGGCTGTCTGATGCTTATTAATGGGTACTACATCGGGGAGGTGAGCCGGATGCTGGGGCACAAACGGATAAGTACGACCGAGCGTCATTACGCCCGCATCATTGGTAGCGCCGTCGACCGCGCCCGGAGCCGGGTCAAAAAAAGCTCTCTGATATGACCAGATATAGCCGATGGATATTTACTGCCGTACCAGGTCTGCCGTTTGTTTTTATCAGCATCTACGAGGCTGACGGTCCAACTTATACGCACCACAGAAGGGTAGGGTTGAATTAATTCAGGGGAATGGTAAAGTGCTTACTGTATTGTGGCCCCTGTAATTCGTAGATCGAGCAAATAAGCCAGGGATAACGGTCGTGTTCAAAGTACCAACGGGTGAATAAATTCATAAACAGATTGGATAGCGGACTGTAATATACGACTAGTGACAAACTAACACCATGATTTCTAGTTAATAAGCTTTAGTCTAATTACGAATTCATGAGTGAAAAAGATCTTGCCTTAGCAGTGTTGGCCGTAAATCAATTGCCTTTTGTCGATAATGTCAATGTGCCGTTACAGGCTCCAACAGTTTTTATTAAGTTATCACCCAAACTAGCCGAGGTATTGCCTGAAGCTAGAAGCGTACTCCAAGTAGAGAAAACTGATTTTAGCGTCGCCGAGGTGATTAGAGTCTATAATTTGTATGTAGTCGAGTACCTGGACGAGATCGCCGATCTGTCTCACCAACTGCTGATGGAGGCTATGGATCAGATCATAAAAAAAGCCCGGTCGTAATGGCCGGGCTTTTTTTAGCTGATTCTCTATTTCAAAGTCTATCCTCTTTGGGCATCATTAATTGTATTTCGAACATTTACGTATGATTCACTAAGGGTTCTAATGTCTCCGTTAGTGAATTTCAAAACGGCTCTTCCGTCAGTAGCAGGACTTATAAAGGTAATTAGGTTTGTATTAACAAGAAGGGGTATCTCCTTACCGCCAAATGTGGTTACGAATTCGATAAACATAACTGTGTGGTTTGATGAGAATGCAAGATAATAATTTACCAACCTCTTACAACGGTAACAACGACCCGCGTTTTAACGGCCCGCTTGGCCTGCACAAACTGAACGGCTAAAGCCGCGATTACAAAGAGTATGATTGCTTTTTTCACGTTGTGAGGTGGTTATAAAATTGTCAGATTGTCGATGGCAAATTTGATCAGGTCGCGGCTACTGCCCAAACCCAGTTTAGCCGAAATATTCACTTTGTGATTGACGACAGTACGATAGGAGACATTTAACAGGTCGGCAATGATCTCCATCCGGTAGCCGTCGCCGATGAGCTTTAAAACCCGGAGTTCGGGCGGACTCAGCTTAAGCACATTCTCGTAAACTTTTGGATTGACCGGCTTGATCGCTACTTGATTGCTACGACGACGGTCCTCCTCGTTAATCAGATTGCGAATCGCCCAGATGTTAATATCGGTCAGCGGGCCGATCAGCGAGTCAAGAATACGGCCGAAATAATCGGCGATCATCGGTTCGCTATGCTCAAACCGCTGGTAGCCGTCGAGCGCGGTTTTTAAGGCGAGTAAAGTACCGTTTGTCAGTTGGTTGAGTGGTCTCATTTGGGCATGGAGTGTTGCGCTCACGGCCCGGCTGTCATACCTTTGCACCGTGAGCATTGAAATAAGCGTCTGTGTTCATATTCCCCTGCACGTCAAGTTTCCGAGGCTTCGTGCAGGGGTTTTTCGTTTAAATCAGTGATTTATCTACCACTTAAATACTCATCTCTCAATTCTTTTGCCCTGCCAGTTACAGGTAGTTCCGACAGCGACCAGCCGTTTTTAAACGTACTATTACCCGCTCGTTCAAGCTCCAAATAATGTCGATATAGGTCTGGGTTATGATTTGCCCCGTTCGTCAAATCAGATTTAGAACCTAGTACACATAGGGCGCAGGATAGGCGTGTATTACCAAATACATAGGCTGGATGCGCTAACCACCCTCGCAGAGCGGGATCGTATAAGCCTGCTTTGTACATAGCCTGCCGTTCGCGTAGCTCGGCCAAACTGGTGCCGATGCTATCCCAAATCATCTCTTCATTCCAGTATAGCAGTGGTCGCCAGTTGAATGCCACGCGTTGACCTTTTTGTTGACAGAAAAGAGACTGAGCAGGCGTCATAGCCGACAGGTTACGGATTGGATCAGTACTACTAGCTGTTATTCCCGTACGAACTTCAACCACTGCCTTTTTGGCCCTTGCTGAACTCTCATCACCCCGAACGCCTTCAGCGGAAATAATAACCGGATTTTCAGCCCGTAAAGCAGTGTCAATCGGACCTCGCTTCGAATCAGATGTGCAATACCGATTGGCAGCCGATGGCCAAAAAGGTTTTCGTAACTCTATATCGATAGGGCCTGACTTGTTGTGTGAGGTGCAATACCGGTTCTGAGCATCGGGCCAAAACGGCTTACCAGTTCCACTGGTAGCTTCTAGCCGCTCTTCTAAGCGGGCTACCAAGTCACCTTTGGCACGTTGTACAACAATCAAGGGTACGTCATTCTCTTCGCAAATGCGTTTTACAAAGTCGGGTGTTTGTGGCCATTCGGCGCGGCCTAAATCCGCATGAATGGCAAACAACTGACCATTAAAATGTTGCTGACGAAACCATCGTGAAAGCTCAATTAAAAGAGCATGAGAATCCTTACCACCGCTGATACTGATGGCTAATGTTGCACCATCTGATAAGGCTTTACGAATAACGTCAGGGATGGCTAACGTAGCTGATTGAGGAAAAAGGGCTAGCTGATTCATGCGTCAGCCTCCTCCTTTCGGCTCCAGCTGGAGGGGCGCCAGCCGTCCGGTTTCTGACTCTCTTTGAACGCATCACCCAGCAACCGGGCGTTTTTGCGTCTGGCCATATCGATCATCGCTCGCCGGTCGTGGCTCATATTCATGTTGACCGTGAATACCTCGTACGGACTCCGCTTCTGGACACCGACGAAAATAAAACTGTACTCAAAACCAAAAGCATCTAAGTAAAAGGCCGCTTGTCGGTCGTAGCCATACCTAACAAAACAATCAAAGAATTCCTGTCCGCTACGGGCTGAAGTAGTTTTTAAATCAAAAAGTACGGCGGGCGGGTTAAGCCACTGGGCGTCAATCTTGGCTTTGAGGGACAGGCCCGTCCGTGGACAGGTCCAGTACTTCTCTATTTCGTGACAGCCCGGCGTCTGCCAGTGTTCGACCCAGTTTGGTACGGTCTTCTTGATGCTGGCTTTCATCTTGAGTAAATGCGCCTGGTCTTTGACGTGCAGCTTATCCCATAGGTTAGACGTATTGGGCTCCAGAATCAAGCTGTGAAAGACCGTACCGAACAGGGCGGCTTTGGGGTCGATGGGCTTGATTTGTCCGCCCGTACGCATTGCAAATAGCTCGCTGAGGTCACTATTGGAGTAGGCTGGATAGGTTCTGTATTGATGGTCAGTCATTGGGGAGCAGGGTTAGATAGGGGTATGTGCCGGAGATGATGTCGGCCTCAATTTGTTTTGCATAATCAGCCTCGTTGATTTCATAGGTGCCTAAAAGCAGGTAGTTCCCTTCGACGCCGTGACAGAAAAGAGTTGCGTTACCGGTATAGTGGGTATACATGAGTTTAAGGTGGATGTCTTCCCGAAACTCTTTCTCGTTTGTGCAATGCACGATGGCTGTCAGGCGCGCGCTTTCTTCGTCGTATTCGATTCGTACCGTGTTCAGTAAATCGGTCATTGTCGTATCAGTTTAACGTGTTCACTACTGTAGCACCGGGCCTTATCCTTTTTATCCTCCATGACTTTGATCAGGCCGCTCGATGTCCAGCCAATCACGGTACCGGTAAAATTGCGGACGTGGAACCCGCGTCGGTGGACGGCCACACGGACGCGGGATTGTGGTATGATTTCAGCGTTCATCAGAAAGGCTCGGTTTGTGATGCCTGTAGATCCCAGACGTTAGGCACGACGACGGTATTAAGTCGCTCACTAACAAAGCTCTCCCGCAGGTAGCTGGGCAGTTTATCCATTAACTCCCTGTACATATCAATACCCAGCACCTGAGCGACGTAACACTCATGTACGCTGTTGATGTGGGCAACGATGTCCATTAGGTCAGCGTGAAATTCGCGGACGTTGAACTCGTCGAGGTTTACCATCTTTTCGATGTCGCGGTCGGTCGACGAGATTCGGAGCCGACTCATTAGGTTGAAAAACGTCGTTCGGCCGATTGGTCCATTATGAGGGCTGCACATGTTCTTTTTTAACTCCCGTTGGCGCGTAATACGCATAATGCGAACCAAGCCATGATTGCTCGTCCGGGTCACGGTGATTCGATTTTGACCGTAGGCGTAGAAACTTAGCGAGTGAGGGTAATACTCGGTTGCTATCAGATTACCAACAGCGCGACCTATGTTATTCTCATTTGAGATGTTGTTGCCCATTGCAGCCAGAAACGCTCTCGACGAAAACAGCACAGAGTAATAAGCCTGTGGGAATGTCCAGTGCAGAGACGATTGCAAATACTGCTCGTCGTTAACGACGGGTGTTATACGCAAAGCGTATTCAGCCGACCAGCAATTGAGCAGTAACGCTTTGATGGCTTTGTAATCGAGGGACTCGGGCGTCTGGATAGTACGCGTAATAAGCTGAGTACCTTCGGGCGAGTTGAGCCGGATATACGAAGCCAGGGCGCGAAAATGATCTGAGAAATGCATACAAAAAGAGTTTAGGCCGCTACTGATGAGAAGTAGCGGCCGGGTGAGAGAGATTATTGAGCAGCGGGCAACAGGTCCGGTTCTTCCGCAGGAGGGGTAAACGGATTGAAATAGTTGAAGGTCGATTTGTTGTTGGCGATGTCGGTTAGTGTCTCGATCCGGTAAATCCGGCGATCCTGTGCGTATTCGCCCAATTCCTTGCTCCGCTCGACGTCAGCCAGCTTGTAGGTAAATGAAGCGATGTAATAGACGCCTTTGGGCTGAATGTTGTTATTCTCTTTCTTCTCAGCCACAACCGTAATGACCACGTCGGCGAGCGTCAGGTCATCATAATACAGGGGCTCGATCAACCGAAAGATGTTATCCACGCTGTAGCCGTGGAAGAGTACCGCCGACACACAGTTCTTCTCGTCGATAAAGAATAACTCCGCCCAGTTCTTGGTACCCATGTTGAGGATATTATCCGTAAAAATCCGGCCCGCGATGGGCTGAAAGGTGAGCGTCCGGCCCAGCTTCTCCGTGCCGTTGATGTTAAAAACGCCCTCTTTGGCATCGAATCGGTATTGGCGCGGGTGCCCTTCGAGGTACTTGAACTTATCGACGACTTCGCCCGTCAGTTCGTGGACTTTCTGGTACGACTTGAGATTGCCTTCAGCGACGGCGGTTTGTACTGCTTTAGTGGTAGACATGAGAGAAAAAATAAAAGGGTGAAAAGACGATTACTTGTTAAGGACTTCGATTAGGGCATCGGCAATTTCTACAGCTTGCTTTGCTACTGTCGAGGGCGATTCGTACTTATCTGACAATTTCATAAGTGCTTGAGCCGCGAAGTATTCCCGCTTACTGAGCCCCCATTGTGGCATACCTTCATTGATGTCGAGCGGGAAAGCCGACTGTTCTCCATTGTTGTCCATTGTGAAAGGTTGATTTATGGCCCGGTGTGAGCCGGGCCGGTTAGGATTGATTAAGCAAGGATTAGTCGGTCAGCCCGAAACGAGCGCCAGCCCATTGCCAGCGTATCGTAATAGCGAATAGCCAGCACGGAGCCGGGTTTGCTGTCTGTTGTCGTTACGGCCGGAGCCAAACCGTAGTAGCCGACCGCGAACCGCTCGGAGCCGTCGTCTTTGCGGTAAAAGAAGGAGACGGGCTTGACGAGCATTTCAGCTTTGAGCCGGATAACTGCCCACGCGCGTTTGAGCGCCTGAGAGAGCGAAAAACCCTGTTTGCGGAGGGCATTGGCGAGGATCATTAATTGACGTTTCATGTGAATGCAGTTGTTAAGCGATTGACTGATTTTGTTGATTACTTGAGTCCAGACGGACGCGAATGATAGCCGCCGTTATAGCGCTTGTTAAAAGGGGGTAGAAAATGCTCAATTGCTTCGCGCTCTATCTTGTCCCAGAGAGACTCATCACGGACTTTTAAAATAGTCACGTAGGTAAAATCCATGTCCGCGCGCTTGAGGTGCGTCATAATTCTGCCTTTGATGTGAGCGCTTTGTCCGACGTATTGCAGCTCCCCTGACTCATTAAATAGATAGTACAGGCCGCAGCCAATGTTGGCCATGCCTTTAGCCACGATTCGTCTCGACCATAGCTTATAGAGGTCTAAGTGAATCGGAAGGGGCAACCGAATAGGCTTGATGCCTGTAATTAGTGGGCGAGGCTTATTAGCACGATTCGTCTCCATTTTGATTTGCTTTATTGACTCAACAAAGATATAACAAATGTTATTAAAATCAATAACAAATATTATATAAAAATTTTGTTGTTATCTGACTTAGTTCACTATTGCTTATCATTCAGGTATTTATGGATGAGATTTTAATAACATTTGTTATTTTTGTTTCATACTTATTCCCCCACGTCTATAAATCCATGAAAACAAGCGTACCTGCCCTCTTTGACGAGATCGCTGACGATCAACCCTATTTCTTTGGCGTTCAAGCCAATCCTATCCGGGAATCATTGCCCACGCTGACGTACCGATTTGACAGGGGCACGATTGGCCTATCGAAAGGGCTGTTAAACCTATTGGGCATTCAGGCAAATTGCTTTGTGGGCTTTGTGACCATCAAGCGGGCCATTTACATCTATATCGTACCGGGTCAGGGTCGTTACTGGGTCAATACGTCGACCCGGTTCAAGTCCGGCATCTGTTCGGGTACGATTTGCGCCAAACAGTTTGTCCGCGAAGCCATGCGGAGCGTCGGCAACGGGCCGGGTGAGATTATTAGTTTTCCGGTAGCGCCGTTCAGCACGACGGCGACCGAGCTTGGCTTAGACCCGGACGTCTATACCGTACCGTTTTACCGGATTGTCACGGACCAAAAATCGCTGAGGGCGTAAGACCGGGCTTACCTTATATCTATGGAAGATCAGACAGCGTCTACTGACGGGCAGGAAGAGACAACCGTACCAGCCTGGTACGATGGACTGACGGACAAACAGCGACGTTTTGTCGAGGAGTACTGTATTGATTTCAACGCGACGCGCGCGGCCAAAACAGCCGGCTACTCCGATAAGACTGCACAGGAGCAGGGTAGTCGATTGTTATCAAATGTTATGGTTCGCAAAGCCATCGACGATTACCTGGATTCGCTGTCGATGACCAGCGCCGAGGCTATCTATCGACTTACCTCAATGGGTCGCGGGTCGATTGCTCCCTTTGTCGAGCCGTACGGTCGCGGCTTGAAATTCGACTTCAATACCGAGGAGGCCAAAGCCAACATGCACCTGATTAAAAAGATCACCAATGGCAAGGACGGTATGTCATTCGAGTTACACGACCCCAAAGACGCCATTTTCAAGATTATGCAGCTACGCGGTAAGGTCGTCAGCAAACACGAGCATACTGGAGCCAATGGCGGGCCGATCAAGACCGACAGCAAACAGCAAAGTACGGTGTACATCGTCGACACGACCGAGGGCCACAAAGTACCTGCACCCGATGATGACTATTCAAACCCGGACGCACAATGATAGACGACTCAGAATTAAGTATCGAAAAGATCAGGGCGTTAAAAGCGGAGCTACGCGCTAAAGTAGGCGTATTGCCGTATGATCCACTTGTCGAGGCACGAATGCACCTGCTTAAGCGAATGGGTCAGGAGTTAGACCGAAAGTGCGCCGTTATGGTAATCGCCGGGTTTCGTCCTATTGGTAGAATGCTCGCTCGTCAGTTAGCCGCGATGCCTATAGAAAAGGCAACCGCTTTCCTTGAGGAGATCGGCACTATCAAAGCCGATGACATGGAGCGGATTCGGCAGCAACTCGACCAGGCGATGAGCGTCGGCCGCGTCAAGGCTGAAGACTTAGTACCATTTCGCAACTATCAGCAGCCCGGCTCTCGTCGTGGCCGTAACATCAAACCCGACGAGTCGCGAAAGGCTCGTTATTCTCAATCGAGGAAATGAGACTATTACTCGTCACGCTGACTAGCACACTGGTAGCTGTCGCCCTCAACCTGACGGCTCACGCGCTGTCTACCCGTATTGACATCTGGCCCAACGCGGCCAAGGTGCAACCGCCCAGGCGAACGCATTACATCTCGTTGCTGGATGAAGACTTACCCTTTTGAGTTATTCGCAACTGGGTAGAATTAATCGATGGCATCGTTTACCAAGTAAACTAAAAACTAAATCAGCATGCCGTTTACTATCACGCCTAAACAACTTGTCCAGTTTAAGAAACTTGTCAACTCTCAACCTCTTGAGTTTTATGAGAATGCGAGCTTATACAACTCGCTGGCGGTACCAGCAAAGGAGATTATTCGCTATGTCAACAAAGAATACCCAGGCGAATTTGCGTCGTTGTATAATCGATTAACGAACGCCCAAGACGGAGAGCACCTGTCTATTATTGCCATGAATCAGACTGGAACGCTCAAAAAAGTGCTTAATCTATATGAACAGGCATATCAAGCGGAGTTAATGGAAGAGTTGAGCGAGAAGGAAATTGGCAAAATGAATGGATACGAGTATCAACTAATCATGGTGGACATGATTAGAAAAGTCTCAGAGCTTAAATAATCTACGAATAGCTATTTAACGAATGGTCCGTTTATTCCGAATCTAGTAGGGTAGGCGGGCTAGTCTCTTATTGGCCGTAAATTAAAGAGTGGTCCGCTGCTCTCCGATTTATAAACCGCTCTACTCGCTGCCTCCGGCCGTCCGCTACATCCACCTGTGGGGTGGCCGCTCGCGGGGCGGCTCGTTTGCCGCGACCGACTACGCGCTGTTCTACCTGTCACAGCCCGACTACTTCCGGGGCTACCTGATGCGGTATATACAAGGCGACATCCGCGTCTCGCTGTGGCGGGATATGATGGACCGCATCGACGAGAAAGAGGAGCTGGGTCTGCTGAACCGAAAGGACTATAAGATCAATACGAACGAGATGTCCATCGTTCACCTGCCCACCGGCAACACGCTCCAGAGTCGCGGGTTTAAAAAGTCATCGGGCGCTCAGACCGCTAAGATGAAATCCATCGCGGGTGCGACGCACATCTTTTTAGAGGAGGCCGAGGAGGTGACCCGCGACGACTTTAACCAGCTTGATGACTCACTACGGACCGTTAAAACCGACCTTCGCGTCTTCCTGATTTTTAACCCGCCGAAGAAAAATCACTGGATCATTGAGGACTATTACACCCTTCGCGAGTCACGAATACCCGGTTACTACATCGCTCACGCGAACGTAAAGGACAATTTCCTTTCCATTTTCTCGACGTATCACGACAATATCAAATATGTAGCCAAATCCACCGTCGAGAAATTCGAGGGCTACCGCGTATCTGACCCCGATTGGTACTGGACAGTGGTCCGTGGGCTGATTAGCGAGGGAGCCAAAGGGCGGATTTACCGGGGCTGGAAAGCCATCACCAACGACGAGTTTGCCAGCCTGCCCTACGGCTCGTACTACGCGCTCGATTTCGGCTTTGGTGTCGATCCGCTGGGCTTATCGGAGGTCAAGAGGCACAATAGAAAGCGTTATGCCAGAGAGTTAATCTACGAAACGGGGATCAGCGACGAGGAATTGGTCCGCAGGCTCAGGGCTTTCAAAGTGGGTTCGCGGCCAATCGTCGCCGATTCGGCCGAACCAAAGTCGATTTCGTTTCTCCGCAGCAAGGGGTTCAACGTCATTGCGGCCCGTAAAGGGGCGGACAGTATTCGCTTTGGCATCAAGGCCATGCAGGGGTGTGAGTGGTATTACACGCAGGACAGCAAGAACCTGGCTTACGAGTATCAGGAGTACCGCTGGCAGCTTGACGCCAACAAGGAGACGACAACCGAGCCCATCGGCAAACATGATCACCTGCTCGATGGCCTCCGCTATACCGAACTGACGGACCCCTGGGGCGGTGGCGCTATTGACCATACGTAGCGGCTCCCTATCTTCAATACGCAGTTTGCCTTGCTAGTGTGTGTCAACGGTGGCCCGATTACTGGTTAACGACGGCCAGTCATCGCCCGCCGATTTTCTCACCTGACAAGCCTCAAACTCGCCCAACTGCACACACATAGCTATAAAATCGCTCTCCGCGATTCGGGCCGACTGCTCTCAAGCACGTCACCATATTCTATTTATAGCAATGCCAAATCGTTTGTATGAAGCCTCGAAACAGACTGCCAGTGTGCAGGGTATTCCCAATACCGGCGTCGACCAGGTACCCGGCACAATCATAAAGTTAGTGTTTGTTGAACTAGCCCAGTGGAACGCCTACACGCCCGCCATTACCGAAACGACGGTCATCACCTCCGCGTTCTGGACGGCTTTTCTAGCCACGGTCGATAAAACCCACGTTGTGACAGGCTTCATTGACGCGTTCGACGTCGCTGAAACTGAGGGCATCATGGAAGGCGGCAACGATAACACGACCTACAACGGTGTTCCCCGTCTTCGTTCCATTACCCACGCCGTGGCAACGGGCAAAATATCGGGTATTTCCAACGCTGAAGCGGCTGCTATCCGCTCGCTGACAGCTAAATCGGGTAATTTCCAACAGGGTGCGCGCGTGGGTGTGTTGTTTCTGCACGAAGGTAACGGCCTGACGATTCTGACGGGTGCCAAGCCAATGCCAGTTTTCAACGTTCGGTTGTTCGATCCCAAAATGGGCGGACTGGGTGCGTCGGATGACTACTCGTTCAAATTCGAGATGGAGGGCGGCTGGTCATTTACAAAGAAAACCCTCGAACTTGCTTTCGTCGGCGCGACACTAACCAACCCCGCGCCGTAAGCGAGTATGGATGCCAACGAAGCAGCAAAGACCCTTTTACTACGGGGCAAAGAAGTTGAATTTCCTCAAAAGCAGGCCGAGCGGATGTTAGCTCACCAGAAAGTAACCGGATTTACCGACTACTCGGACCCGGACGATCTGGTAGAAACTGAGCCAGAAGCCGAATCCCAACCCACTACCAATGCCGATCACGGACAGCCAAGCGATTCAATCGATACTAACGCCCCGAAACCAGAAGGCGTTAAAAAGGGCAAGTGACGATAATGATCGGCAACGGTTCCATACCGGCCCGGCGACCTCCGAAGAGGATGCCGGGCCGTATGCGGCTGTTTTAAAGGCCAGGGTTGAAAAGATTCTCAACAACAAGGAGAAGTTCGACAAGTTCTGTGCGCTGCTCAACTACCCACTGCCCTCCTCACGCATCATTGACAAGGGAGCCGACGAGTATCAGAAAGCCTTTGGCGCCGAGGATAAATACGTCGATTTCGAGTTCAGTTCCGACAACCTCAAAGCCGATGCCGCCGAGTTTCTTGACCGCATCAAATTCGACGATTGGCTGACCAAAAACCTGTTTAATCAGTGTTTGCGTGCCTCAGCGGCTATCTGGATTGTCGATCTGCCCGCCGAGGTCAACGCTGAAGGGTTTGCCGAGCCGGTTTTGCTGCTTCGCGAAGTGGGTAAATTACACGACCTGTTTACGGATCGTCGGGGCGACATTACAGCGGTTATCTACCCGATGACGCCCCTAAAGGATGAATCGGGCAAGATAGTCGCCAAACGCTGGGCGGTCATCGACGACGAATCCTACCGGGTAGCCATTACCCGCGACGGAGAGACACAGCCCGCCATTCAGTTCACCAACTACCACGATTTACAGCGGTGCCCGGCTGGCTGGGTGTGGCATGATCGCTTAGACGAAAACCAGCCGATTCGCATTCAGTCGCCCCTGCATGCAATTTTCAGCGAGTTAGACGATCTGGTCGTCGGAACCGTCTTCAAGCAACACGCCGACCTGTACGCATCCTGGCCGATTTTCCGATCCTACAAAACCCGTTGCAATTACGAAGTACCGGGAACCGGCGAGCAGTGTAACAATGGGTACGTAACGATTCGCAGTAAAGAGCCCGACGAGGAGGGCAATTACACGTATAAACTCGGCCGTTGCCCGGTTTGTGAGAAGAAAAAGCCCATCGGACCCGGTTCACACATCGAAACGCCCGCGCCGGTCGACAATATGTCGGCCGATCTGAGCAACCCAGCCAGTTTTATTAACCCCGAACGTGAGCTACTCGATTACAACACGGAGAAGCTGGAAGACATCGAAACCCGCGTTACAGAGTACCTGACCGGTGACATCAACGAGGTTGATAAAGGCACGGAGGCTGTCAATACTGACCAGGTAGCCGCTCGTCAGGAGGTTCGTAAGTCGATTGTCGGTTTCTGGGCGGGTCAGATCCAGCGGACGCACTACGAAAGTCTGTATGTGGTTTTATCCCTTCGGTACGGCCCCTCGTTTCTGTCGCTGGCTGTCGATTACGGGACTGAGTTTCATCTTTTGTCGCCTGGTCAGGCCATTACCGATTACGACGCGGCCCGCAAAGCAAACCTGCCCATGTATCAGATAGCATTGCGCCGGCAGCGGATCGACAAACTGCTCGCTGGCTCTAACGAAGCGATGGCCACGCGGCTCGAACTGCTGTCAATGCTGGAGCCCTATCCGGATCAGCCGCTCATGGTCGTTCCCGCTGGGTCCGATGCCTGGGAGTTAAAAGCAAACTTCAGCCAGTACATTGCCCGCTTTGAGGCCGAGAACATCGGTCTTGAAACATTTGGTAAGGCCCTCAGCCTGCCAGCCCGAATTCAGAGTATCACCGAAGTTTTATACCAATACGTTCAAGATGGAAAATCAAGGAGAGAAGTCCCAGAAGTCCCAAGCCCAGACGGCGGCAAAGGAAATTTCGGCCGATAAAGCCAAAGAGATTGCCGGTCAGAATGCCGACGCCAATGCAGGCACGGAGACGACTAAGTCGCCCGAAGAGGCCGCTAAAGCCGAAGCCACGGCCAATGGTGAGTCGGAAGAAACGCGCATCGCCCGCGCCGTCGCGGCCATCCGGAAGGATAATCCCGACATGTCGATTGACGACGTGATCAAGCTCGTTGCCGGTGTCTTTAAAAAGACCGAGACGGTCGAGGCCAAAGTTGCCAAAGAAGCCTCGACAATCATCGACACGACGCCTAGTCCGTTTAAGGAGAAAATCTATCTCAAAAAGGACAAGGACCGTCAGTTTCCGCTGGAAAAGGAAGCCCTGAACGGCATCGTCGTTCGGCAGACTTACAAAAGGGAAACCGAGGAGGGCGACAAAATTACAGTGCCTGCCCGTAACCTGAATGAGATCGCGATCTACAGTCAGGAGGACTTTGACCGGCTCAATCATGGCGACCCAAAGAAGCCCGGATTTGCCCGCGAAGGTATCTCGGTTGAGGTGTGGCACAAGCCCGGCCAGACCGACTCGGTTGCTGAATAGCAATCGGGTTTGTAGTTTCCGGTAAACTAACGCACTAGACAAGGCAATGGACGAGGACGAAATTTTGGCCGCAATTGAGGCCAACGCCGGATTACAGGCAAAGGTATTCGAGAAATATGAACCCGGCTTTACCAAGCATCTGACCGAGGGCAAAAAAATGATTGTGACGACGCCGGAAGAACAGTTGAAAGAGTACGCCAAACTTTCGGAACCAGCCATCAAATTAGCAACGCGTCAAACGCATGAGGGGTACGAGGCGAAACTTGAGAAAATCTCAGGCGTCAAAAAGTTAGACGGCGAATCGGGTCACGCGTATTTAGACCGATTATCAGCTAAACTCAAGTACCTGGAAAAAACCGACGATACCGAGTCGGCGCTGTACAAGGGTTTACAAAAAGAGTTGGAGGCTCTAAAGACGGAGCGTCAGAATGAAAAGCAGGAACTGGCCAGAGTTAAAATCGACGGCGAGATCAAAGGAGCCGTCAACAAGTTGAAGTTTGCTGTTCCGAGCCACGTTAAGAAGGACAACGAGAAATCAGCTTACCAGAAACGGGAGATTGAGGACGCGACCGACATCTTTAACGCCCGCTACACGACGACGATTGACGACAAAGGCCGGTTCGTGTTTACAAACAAAAAAGGCGAAGCGCAGACCGAAGGGGGCGAGCCAATGACGGCTGAAGCCATTTTCGCCCGCGACTTTGCCGCTAAGTTAGTGCCAGCCGGTCGCTCGGCAGGTGGTGCCGGTTCGGGTAACGACGATGGCGGTCAAGGTGGTGGCGGTGCCGACTACCTTGGCGCAACGACCGAAGAGATCCGCACGAAGCTAGCCGAAAAAGGGCTGGGCGTCGGTACCGCCAGGTGGAAAGAAGCCTACGAAAAGGCGCATATAGCCGCTGGCTACGTAAAAACTGACGACGGGTACGTCAAACAGTAGTAAAAGAATTTGCCCGCTGGTTAAAGACGATCAGCGGGCTATAGTGAAACAGAGAGACGCACAGCAAGGCACATCCTCTCACAATTTTCACTGAATTACCATTATGGCCGCAATAGCCGGAACCGTCCTCGAAAATGCCGTTTTAATGGCAACGGACAGATTTCAACAGTTTGAGAAGCGTCGCCCCGATTTAGGGGTTGTCGGCGCATTTACCAAGTACGGCGAGAATCTGATCGATGCCGCGACGATCAAGAAAAACCGGGCCTCCGCGCGCCGGACGCAAAACATCGCCGTGCTGAACCGTCAGCAGACGACGATCTACGATACCCGCTCGCTGACGCACGCGCCGATGGGCAGCACCTCGGCCAAAGTGGGTCTAAACTGGAAAACGTACCGCTTTGACGTTGGGGTAACGGAGGCTATCAACGCCGATAACTACATCTCGGCCTCGGCCGATCTGGCTAATCAGTTGGAGCAGGGTATTCGCGACGTGTTGCTGGCGATGGATGCTGACTTTACCACCTTTACCGAGCTTGGTAAATACTCGGCCCTGCCTGCCTCCTCCCTGATGGGCATTTCGGGCGGTGCCTACCAGACGACCCAGAAGGATTTGTGGATCAACTTGCCCGCTGTTATGCGGAAATTGATGTTACAGGGGCCTTACCACATGCTGTCGAACGTGGAGGCTCTGGCCAACCTGACGAACGTGTCAACCTACGGTCAGGCTAACCAGCAGAACCTGCAAAAACTCATCAACAACTATGAGTTCGGCTACTCGCCTAACATCAACCCAGGCGGCTCGAAAGAGGCTTACTACGCCATTCCGACCGGCTCGGTGGCGATGGTGGACTGGGTCGAATACGATTGCCGCAAACCAGGCGGTCGCGGCTCGTACGACGGTGGCGAGTTTTACGACACCATGACGCTCGAATTTACGGCGCTCGGCGGTGAGCAGTTCAGCCTGACGTTCGGTTTCCGCTACCTCGGCGGTGGTCAGGACAAATCGGCGATCCTGCCCGGCCTGGAACGCGCTTACACGGATTCGTGGCAGTTGGCTGTTGACGTGGCTCCAGTGAAAGCCTACTCGTCGGAGGCTGGCAAGTCGCCAATCGTTAAGATTCTGGCCGACGCGGTTTAGTCTCATTCTTTCACTCTTTAGGCGTAAGGACCTGCTGATTTACCTCGGCAGGTTCTTACAACTCTCAAACTCTCAAACATTGACCATGAAAGCAGTAAAAGCCTTTGCAATTCTCTTTGTATTTTTCTTTGCGATTTCCTTTGCAGCCACAAGCGACGCGAACGCACAAACGCTGTTGCCCACGGCCAACAAGATCATTTATTCAACCAACGCCATCGAGGTTCAGGACTCGATCAACAAAGTAGCCTACGTGTACAAAAAAGGCACGGTCTTTATCAGCACGAAGGGGTATACCGGAGGCACGGCCGCAATCATCGACGGCCATTCGCAGCGGGCCGTGTGGCGAGGGCCGGTCGCCGGCATCCGAATTGTCGGCGTCGTCAATAGTGATTCGCTCAAGATCCTATCGCTAAAGTCGACGCCGTACTAACCTAGCTACTGTTTTACTGTTTCATACTGTTGCTTTAAAAAGCCTGCCCCGCAGCGGCGTACCGTGCCGACGCTGGCAGGCTTTTTTCTTAACACAAAGCCCCATGCTGACAACCCAATTACTCGAAAAACTCCGGCCGATGATCGGCTTTCGGGCCAATGAATTAGAGCCCGGTGAGGAGGGCAACGACATCGGTGAACCCCTGAAAGCTACCTCGACCGGCATCACCGTCGATCAGTGTCACGAACTCCTGCAGCTACCGACGTTGTTTGCGACGGCGCCCCAACGCCTAGCTAGTTTCGACGACTACCTGACCCAGACCCGCGACGACGCTATCCGGACGCTGCTCACCACGCTCGACACCCGGTTCGCTGAAGTCGGCCTCAACGCCCGCCTGTTGAGCCCTTCGGTCTTGTTTAAGGGTATTGTATCGGCTCCGCCAATGATCGTGCCACTGGGCCGGGTTGTGGGGCTCCTGCTGGAGCCGTTGCGTACGGACGTGACCGTCTCGCTCGACCGGTTGCAGTTTACCGGCTCCTTTGCCCAGGGCTTTAGTCTGTCGCTGACCTGCATCGAGACGGGCGAGGCCAAAACCATCGTAGTAACGACACCTGGTCAGTGGCAGGATCTGGGCTTACAGCTACGGACCGGCTACAGCTATTTGCTGACCTACAGCGAAACGAGTCTGGGCGTGGGTAACTCGGCCAAAAACACGCTGACGAGTTGGCCAAAGCCTAAATCAAACTGTCAGAGTTGTCAAAACGGTTGCCTCAGCAGCTACGTTTCGGTTAGCTCCGTGGTAGTCAGTAATGGCGTGACCACGATCACCAGCGACACCAACTACGGACTAAATCTCGTCGTATCGGCCGAGGGGGATGTATCGGGACGATTGGTCGACAATCCAGCCCGGTTACTGCCTGCCCTTCGTCAGCAGATGGCTATGTCGTTTCTGGAAAAGATCGCCTACACGACAAGAAAGAATCCAGAAACTGAGGATGCTAGGGAAGGGGCCTTATTCGCTATGGTTGACAAAGAGAATGCCAACCGGGTGCCTATCCTGTTAGATCGGGCCATCGCGTCGCTGGTCAAGGGTATGCAGGCCGAAGCCTCGGCCGCGATTGATGTCAACGAATCCGATGACATAACGTGGGGTAGTATTTAATTTTCATACCGTACTAAGAAAAATCAATGGTCGCTGAAATAGTCGAATTCTTCATGGCTCCGTTCTACCGGGTCAACATTGAGCAGGTTGTCGCCGAGACCATCGACGAACACGACGACGACATCGTCGAATTGAACCTGTCGCAGCTCGAAGCAGGCAAGACCTCGGAGGGTAACGACATCAAACCGTTTTATAAGCCCGGCACGGTCAAAGCCCGAAAGAAAGAGGGTTTGCAGACTGACCATGTTGATTTTAAACGAAAAGGCGGCTTCTACGCCGGTACGTTTGCCAAGCGGACGACGGGCGGTACCGAGATTTCGAGTACTGACCCAAAGGCTCCGTTTTTGATTAAGCGTTCGGGTGAGGGTATATTCGGACTAACGGTCGCCAATCGGGGGGAGTTAGAAAACCGCATGCGGCCAACCTTGCAGGACAAGTTTAAACAAGCACTTTTATGATCGCCGACCATGCAACGCAAAAGATAATCGGGCTAAACGATGCCCGGAGAGTCTACGAAGAAACAAAGGAAATAAAGACTGTCGAGGTGCAGGTTCTCAAAGGAGGCAACTCGCAAACCTTTGTCTATCGGTACGATCCAGAAAGCGACTCCCTAATTCCAGAAGACTCACACTTAAAGTAGGTACTTACGTGAACGAACCGCGCACCCTGACTGAAGCCCTCAACCGCGTACGCGATAAGCTGGTTACCCTCACCTGGACCGACATCGTACAGGGCCGGGTCGCCCTGCATGCTGAAAAGCTCGCCGGTCAGGATCGACCACAGCCTAAACCGATGGTCCACGTCGGCAACGGCGAGTATCTGGACTGTCGGCCGAGTGATCTTTACAAATCGGTTATTTTCTTTGCCTCGAAAGACGCCGAGAAAAACGAGTACAATCAGGCGGCTCCCTTCGGCCACTCGCAAAACCACATCAACCGGGCGAGACGTGCTGTCACCCTGTACGGCTGGGTCAATCTGGCTAAACTGCCCGGTTATGACGATAACAGCGGTTTTCCCGAGCCGATCAAGATCGAACTGAAGCGGGTACTCGAAACAGTACGCTGTGTCATAGCAATTGGCGACTACAACGACGGGTCGATCAGCGACGTATTCAAGCCGTTTGTCGTAAGTGATATGGATCGAAAGTACGACCGCTGGCCCTACGCCTGTTTTTCGCTCCAGCTGACAGTAATGACCATCGAAACCAACCCTCTACCATGACCATCGCATTTGTCGAAAACGGGGTACGTCGGCAGATTGCCGTATCGCGGATCGAATATCTGGCCGGCGAGGGTAATTACTCCCGGATTCACTTTGTCGACCGTGGCCCGGTTCTGGTTTCGTATTGTCTGAAGGTAATGGAAGGCCAGTTAACCGACTTTGTTCGAATCCACAAAGCGACGCTCGTCAATCCGAGACACATTACAGGCGTTTCCCTTGGTAAGTATCGCGATGCCAGTATTTTCCTCTCCGGCGGTCGTACTCTGCCCGTTTCCCGGAGACGGGTTACTCTGATTTCTAACCAGCTATGTTAACCTATAATGTAAAACATGGAAGAGCCACCAAACAGAATTCAAGATTTAATCAATGAAATTTCGTCCCGTTTAAATGAGTCTAACATATTTATACGAGAGGAATTTATAAGAAGCGTTATTCTTGAGCTTAGAAGCGCCATCTCTGTGAGAAATAAGTTCAAGCGATTGTATTCCCTTAGCGATCCAGTGGATACTATGAACGGATACCTCACAAAATACAGGGAAGATTATGAATCCCAAAAGATAACTGAGGATGAGTTAGAATGGGTTGTAAACTATTGGTTGGACAACTATCCAATTAAAAGCAAAGACGATAACCAAAACAATGCAGACTCTAACAATTTCGCCCAACCTTGAAGTTACCCTTTACGATTCAATCGAAGAGTTTCCCGTCCACATCGAACTGGAGGCCCGCCAATATGCTACTATGCAGAGCGGGCTAGCGACCAGTCAAGAAGAATTGGAAGAAAAGAAGGAGCGGATTGATCTCTTAGAGCGCTACGACCGAAAAGGCGATCTCTATAAAGAGCAATCCAACTATCGAATTGCTGAACACCTGCTTAGTATTAACTTCATGCCACTTGAATTAGAGTGGTGCTGCTACGTTTACGCCATCAATGGTGGCCGGGTTGTTGGTCATAGGGAGAATGCATTGATTGAGCGACTGGACCATCTTAAAGAAAATGGATTGACGTCCAACCAAATTGCCGAATCGCTTAATCAGTTAAAAGCCGAGATGGAGGCCGAAGTTAAGCGGCTCTACCCTGGTCGGATAGAGAAGGGTAAAAAGTGGAACAACCTGACGCGCTACAAAGCGTATGGCGAGGCAATGGTAGACCATTTTATTGACCCAAATGAGGAAACTAAGCGAAAACTTGACAAAGCTATCATTGATATACTGTCAACGCAGGAGGTACTTGATTTTGGGGGCGAAAACGATGTCTTATCGCAGCTAAAAACGGCTCAGTTTGCCATGTATGCAATATTGACCGAATGCGGAGTAGCCGACCCGAAATCGATAACCTTGTTCGAATACTACGGATGGATTGACGTACTTCAGAAGCGTCACGAAGCACAAAAACCAACCCCAACGCCCCATGCCCCTAAACGACAGTAATTTTCTGATCTGGTACCCAGCCGGAGAAAGCCAGTTTGTGCCGGCTCTGCCTCGTCCGTTTGTGAGGGAGCCGGAAGTTATGTCGCCCGTCGTGTGGCTGGTACCGGGCGAAACGATCTCGTTTTATCTGAATGCAACCGATAACTCGGCTCCGGCCGGAGCGATTGCCCTGCTCGATGAAAAGGGCGGCTCGCACGTCGTCGCGCAAAGTCTCTCAACGATTGTCTTTCCGGGTGGCTCGCATGTGTACGGCTCGTTTACGGTGCCGGCAGTCGTTGAGGGATTTGTCCGGCTCAAGCTCGGCACATTAACGAGTCAGTATTGCTGGTTAACGAGCGTCGATAAAGCCTCGGGCCTGACTGCTGTCGTGAAGTTTCGAAACGGCGACCGGCTCCAGAATCTTCGGTATAAATACCTTCCCGACGATTTTTACCAGCAGTTCCGTATTCGCCTGGCTGTCAAGAATGAGGAGCCCGAAATCAATAAACAGACGTATCGGAGCGCGACGACGGGTAAAACCCGGCATTTGTACAGCGAGCCTCGGCAGATTGTCACGTTTCAGACGCCCGAATATGATCGCAACGGACACCGGGCCATTGTCTCCATGATGGAACATGATACACTGCTGATCAATGGCCAGCCTTACGCTTTTGCCCAGGCGTATAAAGCTAACAGTAACGAGGGTGATGTATTGACGACAGGCGAGTTTGCAGTCTCCGACGAAAATTACGCGACACTACACCGGTCCTAATTTGCTCAATAATACATTTCTAGATATTTGAAATAGCATTCGAGCGCGCGCACGTACATATTATATGCAGCCCTCTGTAAATATTGAAATAATTCAAAAAATCATAAATCTAAAGCCCGCCAAATTAACGGTATAGTCCAAAATATTTAGTTTAGAGAGAACAGTAAACGGTACTTTTATGTTTCTTTGTAGCGTTGTAATGCTATACAGTCAAAATTTTGACTATACAATATTACAACGCGTAGTTAAGGAGTAAGCCAAGCAATTTAAACAACAAGGAGATGAAAACGATCACACCTAAAATGAGCAAGAATATGTCTGCGGGGCAGTTTGTTAAGCTCGCTAGGACAAACCCATCTTCCATAAAAAGTTCAAAAATTATCCCCCCCAAATTAGGCTCTTCTGGTTATGGCTCGATCAAGGTAGAATTTAAGTAGACTTTGATTGAATGGGAAACAACTACAATCAGCCAAATCGCCCTCAGCCTCAGGCAGCACAACCTCCTCAGCAAGTTGACCCAGCGATGGTTCAACAATGGTTGGAGACACGCAAGCTGGAAGTACAAAATGAAGCCAGTCAAACAAGAATTAGAGAAAAGGAGATAGAAGCAAATTCATCCTATGCACACGCTTCCTTAAAGCATCAGGCTGAATACCTTAAAACGAAGCCTGCACAGGATAGAAAAGACCTTCTACTAATTTCTGGAATTGCCGCTTTTTTTGTGATTCTCCTTATGGGGTTTGTATTGTACTGCTTGCATATTGGCGAAAAAGATTTGGTAACAAGTGTCTTAAAAGGCATTGGATGGGTTGGAACAAGCGTACTCAGTTACTATCTGGGTCGGAATAACAATAAAAAGTCAACACAAAGCCGCTCAGACAGTAACGAAGCGGAGATAGTAGATGAATAAAATAAGCCCCACAACAACGGTGGGGCTTATTTTATTTCAACGAATATAAAGAGGCCGAGCATGATGCTCGGCCTCTTTTTGTTGGCTTAGTAAGCCCCTGCGCGTTTAGTAAACAAATATTAAGTAGACATTAGGTTTACTTTTCTTTGGTGGAAAAACTCGCACCATGAACGAAGATCAACTTTCCAAGCTTGAAAGATTATCCAATTTACTTGCACAGGGCGCAATAAGCCAATCAGAGTTTGATGCTCAAAAATATATCATTCTTCATAGTGCAAATCAATCACAGCAGCCTCGTCCTGTAAAGCAAAACGCACCCAAATCGAAAATGAGTGGCTGTCTGTCCTTCATCGCCGTTTTTGCGGCTATCGGTTTTTTAGCTATTGGCTTACAGAGTCTATTTGGTACAAAAACGCCGGATAAGCCGAAAGATCCAAAGGAAGCCCGCAGAGAACACGTAGAGAGTTTGTTTTCGGCGTATGACGGTTCACATCCACAATTAGAAAAAGCGGTAAAGTCGGCAATGAAAAACCCAGACAGCTACGAGCATGTTGAAACGCGATTCCGTGATGATGGGTCTACCATATATGTTATAACAACTTTTCGAGGAACGAACTCGTTTGGCGGTGTCGTGCCACAAAGGGCAGATGCTACAATAAGTGGCGATGACGGTCATATCATCGAATGGCAAATGTTAAAATAGCTCATTAAAATACAGCCCGGCCCTTATAGCCGGGCTTTTTGTATCTTCATACCCGACACCTATGGCACGGCTTGACTGCATCACCACAAATGATGTAGAGTTATGGCAATCCTTTCGGACAGGGATATTTTCGACTTCGACGGCTGGCAGGCACGTGTAGGGGCAACGACAAAGGCAATTGAAGGCGACGTCGCGTCGCTCGCGCAAGGCATGATTTCTTGGCTTGGCCGGGCCGAAGCGTCCATTGAGTCAAACCTAAAAGCGCTAGCCGATTACAAGACGGGTTTAGGAGCCATTACGGTGACGGCCGATAATGCCGACAAGAAACTGACTGAGCATATTAGTCTTATTGCTCAGTCAGGTAAGGAACTGCAAGCCGCTCGTCAAAACCAGCAAAATCTTACTGAGGCCCAGCGCCTGAATGCTCAAATCGTCAATGAGCTAACAGGGAAGCTGGCATCGCTTTATCAAAAACTCGGTAGCCTCGACGACAAGTCGAAGGACTATGCGAAGCAGCAAAAAGCTGTCACAAACGAAATAAAGACAGTAACGCGGGCAATTGACGCACAAAGCAAGTCTCTCCAGGATGCTAAAAAGGTGCTTGATCTGGCCGAAGGCTCCTACAACAAACTCTCCAAAGAAACCATAACCTTACGAGCAACGCTAAAAGCGATGCCAGACGCTTTTGATGCCAATACAAATTCAATCAACAAAAACAATGCTGCAGCCGTCGCCCTGTTAGCCACAATTCAAAAGAACGACAAGGCATTAAAAGCGATGGACGCCGACATGGGTGTACACACCCGAAATGTGGGAAATTATACCGAAGCCTTCCGGAATCTGGCAACGGGCGGCATTGAGGGGGCGGTATCTGGCTTGGGGGTTTGGGGTGTCGTTGCGGCCGCAGCGGGCGGAGCGGCTATAGGGCTAGGCAAAGAGATACTTGACGTAACGGCCAAGTTTGAAAAATACCGCACAATCCTTGATCAATCATTAGGTAGTATGGAAGCGGGAGGAGCGGCCTTTAAGCTGATCCAGGACTTTGCGGCAAAAACCAACTTTTCCGTAGATGAGCTAACTGATGCCTATATCAAATTAGCCAGTCGTGGACTACGGCCAGGCGAAGAATCGCTCAAGCGAATCGCCGATGTAGCCAACGCAACCGGCAAACCGTTTGGTCAGTTGGTTGAGGCTATCAATGACATCAACAGTACAGATCGCTGGAATGAGATCGGCATTAAGGCCCAGACGGCGGGTAATAAGGTGTCACTTACGTTCAATGGCGTCACGAAGGTCGTTGATCGCACCGAAGCCGGTGTGCTGAGCGCCGTCGAAGCCTTTGGGAAATTACCCAACGTCATGGGTATGACCGAGAAAATATCGCAAACGCTGAGCGGTCAGATGTCCAATTTGGGCGACAATCTCGACAAATTGAAAGTGACGGTCGGAACTGGACTTAAGGAAGGGTTTGCTGTCATTATCGCCCTGTTGAGTACGTTCATTGATGTTGCCATTGCGGTATGGAACGGGCTTTTACCTGTTCGTGAAGCCTTTGGGTTAGTGTCCGATGCTGTTGTCGATGCCGTCAAGGAAATATGGGGCTTAGTCAAAAGTGTATACGATTTATACGAAACCGTTGGCCTTATAAAAGCCTTTGGGTTAGTAATCGGTGTTGCATTCAAGGGGGCCGCTTCTGTGGTCATTGGATGTGTAACGGCTATACAACTAACGGTTGGCGGGCTTAATATTTTACTGAACAAAGCCAAAGAGGTTGCTAATTTCTTCGGGGCCAAATTTAAGATTGACGCTAGTGCCACATTCGCCAACCTGGAAAGAGATGTCAAAAGAGCCGCCGACCGACTGCAAACCCTATGGATGGGGCCATCAACCGCGCCCGCATCTAAGCCGGGCAAAATACCGGATGCCGTGCCGGGCAAACCATTACCCAAAAGCGAGTCCGATCTCAAAAAAGAGGAACAGGAGCGCGAAAAGGCCCGCCAACAGGAAATAGCCTATCAAAAGGTGCTCCGTGACGAAAAGTTAGCAGCCCTCAATCAGCAGCACGAAGACGGCCTGGTTTCAGAGCAGGCGTACCTATCTCAAAAGTTAGCCCTGATTAAAGAGGGAATTGACGCTGAGTTGAAGCTAGTCAAGGGTACGGGTAAGGAGGCACTTACCGAACGAATCAAATTAAACCGTCAGCGCATAGATGCTGAACGGGACTACAAGCGGGATCTTCTTAAGCTCAATCTCGAAAGCAGCAAGACCGACGCCGACAAGGCAATCGCCGGGCTGTCGCGCGACAAGGAGGATGGTACAATCTCAGATACTGACTTTAATGAGCGTCGGCGAGGCATTATGATGGCCTCCCTGAATGAGCAAAAGCAAATACTGATTGATGCCGGACAGGCTAATAGTAAACTGGTTAAGGAGATTGATGCCGATTTGCTCAATGTTGACCGGGTCTATTACAAAGAGCGGGCCGATATAGCCGATAAAGCCTGGAAAAAACAGATCAAAGAAACGACCGATGCGCTTAAAGAAATTGATCTGGCGACCGCGAAGGCTCACGAAGATCAGGTAAACGCCATAAATGAGAGCTACGCCAAAAAGTCCGGCTCGGTAGAGGTAGATATGGCTAGCGGTAAGCTATCGCAATACGACGGGCAAAAAAAGCTCCACGACCTCAAGATCGCTCAACTACAGGAAGTTTTACAGGCGACTCAGGACGCATACGCGAAAGATCGTCAGGAAAGCGACGCTTTGATTAATGATAAAATTCAACAACTGGAGGATTATAAGGCACATGCCACACTGACGCCAACCGAAATAGAGGAGGCAAACAACAAGATTCGAGAACTCGAAAAACAGCGCGATAAGGATGCGGCCGACGACAAAAAGAAACTGGATGATGCGGTCGCAAAAAATGCAATTGATAAGTCAAACGAGGAGACGGAGACTAAGAAAAAGAACGGTGCTCTACTCAGGGAGCAACAACAGAAACTAGCTGATCTGGCCATTGAGATTGCAACTACTTCGGTTAATGGCATCTTTTCGATTGAGCAGCAAAAAACCCAGAATCAACTATCCGAACTCGAAAAAAGAAAGGATTATGAACTACAACTCGCTGGCGATAACGCCGACGCTAAAGCCGCCATTGAGAAAAAGTTCGACCGGGAAAGCGCAGAGTTAAAGCGTAAGCAGGATAGGCAAAATCGCGCACAGGCACTTTTCAATATTGGAATATCAACAGCCGTTGCGGTTGTCAAAACTCTCGCCGAAGGTGGACCGCTGGGCATTCCGTTGGCTATAGCGATAGGCGTACTGGGAGCCGTTCAGGCCGGAATTGTCCTTGGAACGCCAATGCCTGCCTACAAAACTGGTAAGCGATCTACTGACGCCTACGAAGGCCGGGCACTTGCCGGGGAGGCTGGAGCCGAGTTGTTTGTCGACAGAGAAGGTAACGCTCAACTCTTCGATAAGCCGACCCTATTCAATACCAAACGGGGCGATACGGTCTATACAGCTTCTGAAACAGCAGCCATCCTTTCGGGCATGGGCAAAGATTCGGCCGTCGCTCAGGTTCTTCACGGCATTAATCAAACTCAGCAGACATCGACCCGTCTGCAACAGGGCCGATTAAACGAACAGGTGATCATTCACCAGCTTGCCGGTAGTTCGGGCTCGTCGCTCTCCAAAAAGGACGTGTACGATGCGTTTGGCAAAGCCCTCGACGAGCGGCCGGTCTACGAGGAGCGGACCGACTGGGAAAGCATCCGACGCGGCATGCGGCAGAAAAACTCCTACACTGAATACCGCGACAAGCAAACCCGCCTGTAAGTTATGACTGAGACAATTTTCGACAACTGGGGCCGCTCGTTTGTGTTGCCCGGGGTGTATTCCGACTTCGCGCCGTTTTGCCGACTCGTCCACATTGCGACCGATGGCACCCGGACGCCGTTTGATCTGGAAGAGGAGCCGGTCGGCTGGTCGTCGGCAAAATTTACCCTCAAGCGGGGCGACATGCACGGGGTCAATCACGAATATACGACCTCCGAAACTGCCCTCGAATTCAACAACTTTTCGGGTCGCGACTTCGTAGAGTCGATTTTTCGCGCAGAGGGCGAGGACGCTGATTTACTGTTTCAGGCGGGTATCGTCGTACCCGACATACCCGGTCCGGCTGGCGTCGGCGTGGACGCCTTCGAGGTAATCGAGTACGAGGGCCGACTTAACCTGTCGACGCGTAAAACCAGCCAGCGACGGGTGACGGGGGCGTTAGAGAGAAACACCCTGCAAAGCCGGGTACTGGCCAGGTGGGAAACGGCCGTTAAGCTCTCGACGAGCCGCACCCTCGACGGGGCGCAAATCACACCGCCCACATTCCAGAGTATTCCGCTGACCGCTCAGTCACTCGACGAGCGGTTTACCTGCAATGTCGTTGGCGGCAAATCCGTCGAGCAGTCGTTTCAGGGCGATACCAACGGCCATCTGTGGGTACAGTTCGACACCAGCCAGCCCCAGGTATCCGAAATCGAGGAGTTTGCGGGCGGTCGTCCGATGGGCCTGTCGGAAACCGAGGGGCCGGTCCCTAACGACGAATGGCTGTTCAAGTTCAAATCGAGCGGAGTAAGGAAAGTATCCGTCGAACTGGGCTACAAACTCAATTTTAGCGTCAAAAAACGCACCGTCAGCATTGGCGCGGCCAAAGTGACGGGCTACCAGCAAACGTCGCGACTAACGCTCGTTCGGGCCGATGGTACTCGTCAGGACTGGGATGTTACGACGCCCCATGCTGAGGGGCTCGGCAAACGTCCACCGCGTAGTGACTATCGCGAAGCGGACGTGCTGATCATTTCAGCAGGCAAACTCGACGTCGAGATCGACACACGGCCCGGCGACAAGCTGTTCCTGTACGGCCTGCTCTCGTTTACCCATAACAAAAACGAGCTTCAGCAGACGGCCGTTCGGCTTCAGGTAACAACGACGCGCATTACCGTTTCGGGCAAATCGACCAACTCGGCCACGTCGGCGAGGTGCTTGCCGGTGGGTGACGCACTGAATCAGGCCCTCACGGTCATTACCGGCAAAACCGATCGGTTTCGCTCGGCTTACTACGGACTGGCGTCGGACCGCTACCCCGTCGACGGATGCGGAGCGCGAAGAGTGCTGCTCAACGGGTTTGCCGTCCGGCAATTCAAGCCACTAGAGCGCCCCTTGACTATTTCCATGCAGGACACGGTCGAAAGCCTGTCGGTCATTGACTGCATGGGCGTCGCGTTTGGTAATGAACTGGACAACGACGGCAACCCGGTCGAGATCGTCCGTATGGAGCCCGTACAGGAGTTTTACCGGCCCGTCGAACTGCTTCGGCTCGACGAGGTGTCGGATTACAAAGAGGAGACGATTACGAGTGAAATCTACAGCACCGTCGAGGTCGGCTACCAGCAATGGGCCGAAGATGGGGCGGGCTCGCTGGAGGAACTGTTTACGACCCACCAGGTAACAACGCCCATCCGGCACGAATCAGCCAAAAAGCCACTCACCAGTAAACTCATTGCCTCGTCGCTGGCCATCGAGCAGACGCGCAGGGAGCAGTTTGCCGACACGCCCAAAGACAGCACGTCGTTCGACGAGAAAGTCTTCATCGTGCAGTGTAAGCCCATACCCGCCTATTCGGGTATCGTTACGTTTTTGCGAGGGGCGTTCAATTCGATTGTGCAGGTACCCACGGTCATTTCGTGGCTGACGGTTGGCCAGAGTATAACGATTAGCGGCTCCGTGCAGAATGCAGGTACCTACCGGGTGACGTTCATTTCGGACGCGTCCAAGCGCCCCTGGTCGTTTTATGTGGCCGAGGACATCGTCGATGAGATTGTTCCCGTCGCCGGGATTGCGCCCGCAGCGGGTAGTCTGTCGCTTCAGCCCGAAACGGGGGCCGACTTCGATACCGTTACGGGTCTGGTATCGCCTGACGATACGCTCAATCTGAGACTGTCACCGGGCCGGATGCTCCTGCAGAACGCGCCGGTTTGGGCCGGGTGTCTGATCAACAAAGACAAGTTTAATGCCATCAACAAAAAGCCCATCACCGAATCGGGATTGATCCGCGTCGGCTTTAGTCAGGTTTTATTTTTTGAGGTTGTCACGACGGGCATTTACCTCGACTGGCTGGCGGCTGGTATGACGGTGGACATCTCCGGCAACACGCCCAACGCGGGCACCTACACCGTTCTGGCCGTATCACCTCCCGATAACCAGCCGTGGAGCTTTTTTGTCAAAGAGGTCATCCCGTCGCCGGGCGTGTCGGATAACGTCAATATCTCGTTTGGCAGTATTTCGACCGACGATCTGTACGCAGCCGTCAACAAAACCAAGATTCCCAATAACAAATCGGTCGTTACGGTTTTGCCGACCGGGGATAGTTGCGGTAAAGCGGGCCGGGTCTCCGAGTCAGCGCCGGTCGCGGTCGATGAGCTGATCGACGACTTACTCTACCTGCCCAGACTCATTAAGTTTTCGGTCAGACTCTCTCACCAGCAAACGCAGCGTCTCCGCCTTGGCCACACCGGGCAGTTGCCGAGCGAGACTGACGACAATGGCGATCCGGTCAATCCCAACTACGGCTATATAAGCCTGTTAAACGAAAGCGGCATTCGGGTGGCGGGGTTTCTCAATAGCGTCGAGTATAGCCGCGATGACGAGAAGGCCATTTTTGAACTCCGCCAAACGGCGTTAGATTTAGGAGACACGACTTCAGGGCTGGATTGCGGACAATTCGCCGGATGGACACTCGAACAGGCACAAGCGGCCGACGAGCGCACCAGGCGACGGATTGAATTATGTCGATTTATCGACGTTGACCCGCTATAGCCAATGGCCCAAAGCCCGCAAAAAATCCCCGATCAAAACATCATCCGGACGGTCAAGGAGGTGGTTAACGCCAACGCCGACCTGCTCATTGTGTCCGGAGCCGCGACCGACACCGGATTCGCGCTCACCACTGAAGGGGGCGACGAGATCCCGGTCGATCTGACCGAAAATTTTGTTACTCGTGAGGAGTTTTTAAACTCCACCGACGTACCCCTGGCCAGTGAGGAACAGTCGGGGCGTATTCAGATTGTGACCAATCCGGAGGCCATCAAAGGCGAAGATGACAGTAAGGCGATGACGGCCCTAAAAACGCTCCAGCTGATTCTGTCGCTGGGTATTCCGCGTTTTAATTTGGAGGATGCCGTTAATGGTCAGTCGCTGATCATCGAGGTTGTCGATAGTGAATTGACCATCAAGCCCGGTAGTGCCAGCGTCACCCTGGCGAGTCTTTTAGCCAATTCGAGTACCGCCGAAAAAGACGCATTTCTGTTTGCTCTCTATAATTCGTCCTCGGCCGCAACCAAAGCCAAGTTTTGCGAAATGGCGCTTAGTTGCGCGATCCAGCCGAGCCTGACGGTCGTTTCGGTCGATGATTTGTATTCGCTCGTTGCCAATACGGTCGATACACTTCCGGTATACCTACTTCGACTCGACGCCAATGTATGCGGAGTAAACGGCTCCTATGGCGAATTGCGAGGCTGGGTCGCCAACCTGACCGACCTATCGACGCCCGCGTCGGTTCGAATTGAGGTGGACGGCCAGATCGTCGGCACCATCACAGCTAACATTGCCCGGACTGACGTTCGGGATTACCTCGTCAGCCAGGGCCATCCGACGACGGCCGCGACGTTTGGCTTTACCTTCCCGAAACCCGCTCAGTTCAACGACGGCAAGCCGCATACCTGGCGGGTATTCGGGGGTACGTCTTCGACAGAAGCGACCAGCGATACGGGCGCGCTAAACACCATCACCTGTGGGGCCGTCGCCAATACGGCACCCAGGGTTGTTAACGCCCAGCCGGATGTATTGATCACCGCGCCGGGCGACCAGACGATTATTCTCGTCGCGGGTGAATTCGCGACCGATAACCCGAATGATACGGTTACGGTCATCCCCAAAAAGTACGATGGGGGAACCAACGCCGAATTACCCTTACCGCTGGGCCTTACCTACGACCCGGCGACGCGCGGACTCAAAATCGGGGGCTCGTTTGCAAATGCGGCCTTTGTCGTGCGAAACAAGGGTGTCAATTCCTTTGGTCTGGCAACGAATGACGATTGGCTACTGACCGTCAATCGCCCAGTCAATCCCTGTACCAACTATTTCGCCTTAACCGAGGATCAGATCAACGCCCTGCCTATTGTCGTCATCTACGAATATTATGACGAAACGGTCGCTATGGGTACGGTTCCCTATACCGTTCGGCCATTTGCCACACGGGCCGAAGCCGTGGCAAACATTGGTATCACTGGCTCCAAATCAAAATTTGATGTGTGCCGGGGTACAACCAACGCCCTGAACATCGGCGACACGCTGTACGGCGACGATAGAGCCGAGCATATCACAGACGGCACCTTTTACCGATGGCCCGCCGAAGGTGGTTTCTGGGGCTTCAATCTGGCCTTACCACAGGACGGCAATAACGGCTCCTACGTACTCGTACAAACCTCCCCTTGTGGCATCGTCACAAGCCGGGAAACCATTCCCCTTATCGCAAACTAAGCATGGCACTAACAGACAACGACTACTGTCAGGTGACCCTCTCAGATGGCACCAAACGCTACTTACCCGTAGCCCTTGGCACGACGTGCGGCCAGCGCCCCACGATTGCCCAGGCGCAAGCGGCCCTCGGTACGATGCTGCAGGAGGGATTCGTTCCGACCGATTTTCACCTCGCATCCAAAGGGTGTGTCTTGAGTCAGATCGTCGTGCAGGGCGATAACTCGAACTATACCGAGGATGGCGAGTCGCTGCCCTCCGGGGATGGCTTCGATACCTCCTACACGTTTGAGCGGGTCGGGAGTGACTTTGCCGGACATAGTTTTGTGAGTACACCCGCGCCGATCCTGACGCCGGTCGCTCAGGCCAAACCTCGCCCAACGGGTAACCATTACGCCTTTGCGGCCCAGACGGCCCTGAATACGGCGCTGGCCAAACGGATACCTCAGTTTGCTCCCCACAGCAGCAAAATTCTGATCTATCCGGGCGGTCTGTATACCCTTGATACGGATAACGCGTTCATCGGTCGCGGCTGGACCCATACCTCCGAGTCGGCCCAGTGGCCCAACGGGCAGGCGTATCCGGCTCAATTTAAACGGGCGCTGGAGTACGCCAACTATGCAGCCGCCAAACGAGCCGCTGATCAGTTGCCCGATGGCCATCCGTCTAAACAAAAACTCTACGACTGGTCAACACTAAATCCCGCCTTTGAGGGCGATCACCTCTTTATTGACGACGAGGACACCTGTAAACTGTATGCCGCTCAATGGTATATCGACTTTCTGCAACCTGACAAACAGGGTGGGGGTGTGGAGTACTTTTCCGTCAACCATGAAATTTGGAAGATTCGGGAGGGTAGCCCGTACGATTATGTCGCCCAGTGGTACCGGCAAGTGGGCTGGATCACCAAAGAGATTATCCGACTGAGCGAGGTTGACGGTAAGCCCATGAAGTCGGGTATGTCGGATTTCGGCAATCTGTGCGCGACGGGACCGTACTTTTTTGACGACAACGACTCGGCGACGGGCTACCCCAAATACCTGTCGTACGGCACAATTAACGAGCCGTACCGGGGCAATTTACAAAATAACCCGCTGGGCGCTCCCTCTGACCTCGGCGCGTTGGTACTCGCCGGAAAAGCCTTTGCGGGCGTCGGTCACTACATGCAGCACACCAGCGATGGACAAAGTCTGTTCGAAAAGGACGGCGATGGGGCGCTGATCGTATCCAATGGTGGGCTCGTGTACCGGACTGACAAACGGGCCGCGACGATCTGTGGTCAGGCAACCGTCATCTACAAGGACGACAACGAATTGGCGATGATCAAACGCTATGGCTACGAAGCCGCCAATTACGCGAACTGGTTTTTTCGCGCCGGTAGTGTGCATTTGCCCATGTCAAACCTTCGGGGCGCTGGCTACGAAAGCGTTCGGTTTATCGAGCAATTCCGGCTCGATACCGAGGCACAATCGGGCTCGACGCTCGACTCGACGGGCCTCAACCAAGCCGAATTCGACATGCTCAATTCGCGGCCCCTCGATCCTGAATGGACGGAAGGTAACGCGATTCGCATGTACCTGAACGCTGACTACATGCGTGGTTGGATGGACAGCCAGCCTAGAACGGACCTCGGCGCGGACAACAACAAACAATCGAAGGCCCGAGCGTCGGTCGAAATCTACGCGAAGGGATTCCAGCGGGCCGCGAACCTCAACTGGATTTTCGACACACCGTATCAGCTCATCGAACCCAAACTGTGGCTCAAAAATCAGGGCCTTGTCTCGGCCCGCAGCGACGACGAGGAGTTTTACCGCAAACCCATTTTGCGGGGTGGTCACTGTGTTAAAGACGGCCGGCGTACGATCTGGATGCGGGGCGAGTGGCCCTGTCAGGACGTCGATCACACGACCGATGTACTGGTCTGGGTCGACAATGGCTCGGCCGTTTCGCCCTCATACCTGATCCGGCTCGATGGTCGCAAAACCTTCCTCGACTACTGGCAACTGCCCGTTGACTTTCCTGCCTTCGAGAGTAAGCACGTCTACTTCCAGTTCCAGACCCTTCGAGCCGAGCTAGTTACCTGGCGGGGCGACTACCGCGAAGCAAAAATTACCTCAAACCCAACTCCGCCCGCACTGACTGATTAATCCCATCTCCATGAAAAAGACAAAAACAGTCCTCCTTTTTCTGCTTTCACTCTGGTCGGTTCTGGCGCTCGGCCAGGGCACACAGGTATTTACCATCGCGCCCGCGACGGGATTTGCCGGTACACCCTACCAGATCAAGTTTACCCGCGACAAAACCAAATATCCGCTCAACGACGCGGGCCTGTCGGCACTAAAAAACGACGTAGCCCTGGGCAAACTAACGCTCACGGTCGTTTCGTCGGGTTGCATCATTCCGGCTGGAACAATTCCGCCCCTTATCGCGCCGACGTGTAGTTTTTCGGTTTCGGCTCCTAGCTGGCTGACGGGGTTACAGTACCGCCACGACGGTACGACACTGACTGTCCAGACGGCGGGCGATGTTTCGCAAATGGCCTTCGATACCTCACCCAAGACAACGTTCGTCACGACCAACCCGGACGGGGTGACCATTGCATCGGGCGACTTCAAAGGGTACGCGACGATCTCGAACGGCATCTACAACCGGCAGTGGCAGATCAACAAAGCGCCGACCTCGTTTAGCATCACCACGAAAAACAGTTCGGGGGCGACGTACTCGAAAGTCTTTTCGGCCACAACAGGCGCGAATTTTATTTCACTCATTGGCACGACGACCGGCCCGCCGAGTAGTACGACGACGTCGCCCGGTTCGGGTACGGGCGTCAGCGATGGCGATTTCGTTGCGGGGGCGTTCAATTTTGCCGACTTACCCTCGGCCTCAATTCCTTCGGACTACCGGGCGTCACTCGAAACGGATAAGATCAAAGTCACGCTCGACTTAAAAGAGGGGCACGAACCCGATAAGGGGCTGGCCGGTGGCATCCGTTTTTTCACGGATAAAACAACGGGTAATAACACCCTGAACGTGCCCATATTTCAGGCCGGTTCGGGGAATGATTACGGACACCCACTCGGCACAGTCAATGACGGGCGCTCAATTAACGAATGTTTGTACCGTTACCCGGCTCCGTGGACTTATAACGGCGTGTCGCTTGGCATTGGTGACAACGTTAATGAAACGGGTGATGTATACGAAACGCCAAGTCGGTTGATCAGCTACGGCAACGATGGTACAACGCTATTTACGGCTATCGAACCCAACCAATGGGACGGCAACGGGCTACGAACCGGCGACGTGTTTAAAAAATGGATTCGCGTCAACGGCAATGAAATGCGGGTCTGGTACGAATCCAAATTCAATCGCGGACCATCGAGCGGACAGAATGAACGACAGGAGAGCCGGTTCCAGGAAGCGCCGTGCGATTATTTAAATGGCAATTATAGCACGATTTACTTCTACGATGGTGATACGCCCTACCAGAATGCAAGCCCTCGGTCTTTCCAATTAGATGACAATTCGGGTATGACGCCCGGCGCAACATTTATGACCGAAAATTGGATGGCAGGCTGTGATCCAGCGACGGGCCGTTGTCAGGGCATCATACTGGAAACACCAGCCGGGCAAATGGGCCAATTTCAAAGCAAGGGTTCTTACAACGCCGAGGGTAGTTTACTGTCAAGTACGTACATCGCGTATTACCCGTTTCAGATGCTGGATGCCAATATCAAGTGGCGACATTCGCTGATTTTCGTTGTGGGTACGCTCGCCGAGATTCGCGCCAAAGCCTACCAGTACACCAGTTGGAAACGCACACTGGAATACAAGTTTAACAAATCGGGCCGTCAGGGGTGGGGCGGTCGCTGGTTTAACGACGGCGGCTACAAGGAAACACGGTCAACTTGGGGGCCTATAGTTTGGACTTCGAACGAGGGTGAGATCGTAACGCCCGCCGTCGCCTTGGATGGCTCTATCAAGAAAACGTACATGCGTTACCGGTACACCTCGTCGACGCGGCTAAACGTAAACATGGTCGCCCGGTGGACGCGGGCACGACAAGCGGCCGGATATACCAACGGGACGCCCCTATGGGATCAGCGATTCCCAGAAGGCGCAGCCGTGGGCGACGATTATGCCAAAACTTTCTCGCTCATCGCTGATGGACAGTGGCACGTCAAAGAGCTTGATTTTTCCGACCGGCCGCAGTGGCGGCAAATCATCACTCAGGTCCGGTTTACGTGTGATGGAGCTTCAGCCGTTGGCGAAAGCCTCGAAGTCGACTGGTTTTCGGGTAGCCCTTCCGGACCGAGTAGCAACTAATCTTACCAACCTACAATGTACAAAATGAGAAAGATTCTGTTTTCCATGCTGGCCGGGCTGTCATGCCTGACCAGCTTCGCCCAGACGACAACTAAAATCGGCACTGTGTACGAGTCAATCCGACCTGTATTCCCAGGCAATCCCGACGAGTTCGCCGTCACGCTCGACCCGTCCGATTCCGCCAAAGCCGTTACGGTTCAAACGTATTACGTAACGGGCGGACAGGCCGCGACGCCCTACCAGCCTACCGTAACTCGTTCGGGTAGAATAATTACAGTTCGGTTTCCCAATGTCAGCTTAATTCCAGCTCAGGCCAGAATAAAACTCAAGATCGACAATGCCTATAAGCAGGTTTGGCGGTATGATGTAAGTGAAAGCAATACGGTTAAGACGGCACCCGACAACATGACAATCGTTAACGCCGTCGTAGCGGGGACCGATTCATTTACGGGTTTGAAAGGTGTTCCGTCTTACCTAAGTGCTGACACAATTTCTAAGAAAGCAAACCGGATTGAATTGGCGTCAAAGTTTAATATCAACGATACTACCGGCAAATGGGTTGGGAAAAACGTTTATAACTTCGACAAATCAACTACCTCCTCGGCCCTCGCCGCCCGCGTGGTTCATGTGGCCGACATCAATGCACTAAACAATACGCCGGGCAACGCCAGTACGTCGGTCGTGGTCCGTGATAAAATTCGGGGCGGAACGTTTGTGTATGCCGCCAGCGGGACGGTTGATAACGGAATTACATTTTCGGAGCCAGGTGGGGGCGTTTGGGTTCGGCTGTTTGACAATAAAATACAGGCAGCTTGGTACGTCCTGAATGGCAACGGGGTAACCTACGATAACATAAGCATTCAGAAGGCAATCGACGCTCAGTCGGCTCGCGGTGGGGGTTCGGTCGAACTTCCGAACGGCACGTTTCTTTTGAATGCGGCTCTACTTCCCCGAAGTAAAGTAGAACTCACCGGACAGGGTGACGGCACTGTTTTACTGCAAAATAGTAATGCGGGGGTAATCAATGCACAGGGTACCGTCTCGCCGACCTCCTACAGTATGGTTATTCAGCCGCTACGTAGCCAGCAGTTCATTCGCACGACAGTAACAAGCCCGTTCGTAGCGGGTGACTGGATACGAGTACGGTCCGAGGATATTTGGTTAAGCAACAGCGACGGCAACAAACAGGCGTTTATCGTCAGAGTAGCGCGGGTTAACGGAGACAGCACGATCTTAATGAATCCGCTCCCCGAAAACTATACGTTAGCTACGGCCAAAGTTGAAAAGGTTATCCCAATCAGCAACTTTACGCTATCCAATCTCAAGCTAAAAAACATTCCCAATACGCGTTTAGTGGCGCTAACGACGTGGAATTTTTGTAGTGAATTACGCATCGTCAACGTGTCCGCAGAGGGCAGCGACGAGGCCGGGTTCGATATACAAAACACCTGGGAATCTGAGATTGACCGGGTTCGATGTACCGACTTTATCGACGACCCGAATAATGGCCGCTACGGTTACGGAATAGGCTTTTCGGGAGCCTGTTATAATGTAATTACAACGAATTGCACGTTTAGAAATGTGCGTCACGCGACGACAACGCTCGGCAGTTCGGGCGTGTACGGAGTTCCCCGAAACATGACGTTTTCCAATTGCCACAGTTCGGAATCTTCACTCACCCACTTCGACAGTCACCAGCTTGGCGAGGAGATATTGTATATAGGGTGTACGGCTACGGGTGGCAAATCAAAGGTTTCGTTTGGCTTTCAGATTCGGAACCGTCAGGCCAGTTTAGTCGGCTGTACGGCCTACAATACGACAGGAGCGGGCTTCTATATCATTAATGGTAGTATAAATAAATATACGACAATGACCGGATGCGTAGCCTCACAGGTTCGCTATGGTCCTGGGTTTATCATCACCAATGGCGCAAACGTCAATATCGTTGGCGGGAGAGCCAGCGAGTGCGATTACCAGGGCATCCTTATCTCGGGTGTCAATTCCCCTTCGTCAGTCCACATTCAGGGCATGGCGATAACCGATAATAACCGCATACTAGGTACAAGTGACGGCATATACATTGATGCCAGTACGGGCGGTGTGACGGTCGACAACTGCATCATTGGCCGTGTTGCGAGCTTTACAACCTGGAATCACCGATATGGTGTCAATGTCAACAATTCGAGCAGTGTTACCATCTCCAACAACAAGTTTAAAGCCAATGGCACAGCCTCCTATTCGATCAGTGGAACAGCGAGTCGGGCTTATAAGAACAAGTTTGACGACGTGACCGATGTCAATTATTTGAAGGAGCTGGAGATCGTTTCCGGAACAGGCGCTCCGGCAATCGTACCCGGCTTTTTTGGGCAACGCTTCATTGACACAGTCAATAAAAAAGTGTACGAGGCCGCTGGAACTAGTTCCTCGGCCGACTGGATACCGCTGAATTAAAAAGTCAAGTTACCACTCAACTCACTCTTTCAATGCTCGAAGCCCTCAATAAACTAAAAGCCGTACCTGGTGAGGCATTTCTAGTGCTTGCTCTGTTTGCCGGAGCGACCATTCACGCGATTCGGCAAAAACAAATACCGGTCGCCGAGGGGCTGACCGGGGCCATCGTCTCGTTTACGTCGGGGTTCTTCGGATTTAAAATACTGGGTGCCCTCTTTCCCGCCTTCTTTGTCCTTGACGACGTGTGGATGTTTGGCTTTCCCATTGCCTACGGAGCCAACTACTGGCTCGGCGGCATGGACACGGTGGGCGAGCAGATCCGCGACAAGCCCGTCCAGACCATTGTGTCGTGGCTGGGCATCATCGCGGACGAAGCCCTCAGCAAGTACGATAAGATTGCTACCTATTTCAAATCAAAACCAAACGCCTAAAATCAAATGGAAAATACCGCAATTCTTCAACTCGGATTACTCGTCGCGACGGGCTCGTTTTTAGCCACTTGTTTTACAACTCACGCCGCGAGCAAGGCGTATAACGGCATTCTGTATGCCCTCACCTTTTCGACGTTTCTAAGCCTAGTTTGCGTCCGCTATGTGCCGTATGTTCAATGGCAGACCAATAGCCTCGGCCTGACGTTTATTCTGCTGTCCATATCGGGCGGCTTTGAGGCTTATGCCGATTTCGTAAAACCCGAAACCAACCGGGTCAAGACCGGCACCCGGCTCGCCTACCTATTCGGCGCGATTCTGCTATTTACACTCATCATCTGGTCGTTTGATAACTACCGGAGCCAAAAGGCCGAAAAGGTCATCGAGAAAGTATCGACTAAGATGGATACCATCGCCGTTGGTCAGAAGCAGAACAAGGCCAAAATCAGCAAGATCGAAACTAAGCTCGATACCCTGGCCAAAAGCGATACGATGCTCGCCAAAACGGTCGAGGCAACCAAATCGGAACTCTGGCAAAAAAGCGACCAGGGGGCGAGCGAGATCCGCGACGGGCTGTCGACGCTGAGTCTCCAGCAACACCGGATGAATACGAACCTGCAAAAACAGAAACAGAAAGCCCCATGAGCAAGCAAGCCAAACTCCTATTATGGATCGTCTCGGGCCTGTTGTTCGTAGCCGGTAGCCTGCTTCATTCGATGGCCAGAGCGCAAACCTATTGCGATACGCTCGCCCACGACAACGTGATTTTAAACCGGCTGGTCAATGAGCAGGATGCCCTGCTCGCGGCCCGTAGCGAGACAATCAAAACGCTGAAAGTACGTGTGTCGCTGGCCGACTCGTCGAGTGAGGCCATCCGCACCCAGGCGAACAAAACGATTGTGTCACTCACCGAGCAGCGCAATACGGCGACGGCGCGGGCCGATAAAGCCGAGGCCAAAGTAGCGGCCGTTGATGGCAAACAGCCTAAAACGTGGGCGGGCAGGCAACTCCGTAAGGCCCGAGATGGTCTGGCCGTCCTTGGAGCCGTTGCAGCCGCCTATATCACCCTAAACATTATCCTCTAATGGCTAATTTTTTGATTGCGTTTGCCTATACGATGGGCAACGAGGGCGGTTTAGCCAATCATCCGTCAGATAAGGGCGGATTGACCTACAAGGGTATTACGAGCCGCGATTGGCCAAATTGGCCCGGATGGATACAGGTTAGAAATGCGATGCGTCAGTCTGGCGATACGGACGTTATAAATCGAATTCTAGCCGCCGACGTAGCCTTGCAGGACAACGTTAAAAAGTTCTACAAACTAAACTACTGGGACGTCAATAAGCTCGACCAGTTCAACGATCAGGCGATTGCAACGGAGCTATTCGATACGGCCGTCAACTGTGGAGAGAATACGGCTGCTATCATGTTACAAAAGAGTCTCAACAAACTAAATAAGGTCGGGCGGCTATATCCAAACATTGCCGTCGATGGGATTGTCGGGCCTCAAACGCTTGCGCTCACCAACGGGCATCCGCAACCCAAAGCGTTACTGAAGACGCTTAACGGGTATCAGTTTAAGCATTACGAAAAAATTGCAGATGAGGACGAGTCCCAGGAGGTATTCTTTTATGCCTGGCTCTCAAGAGTCGTCATGGCGGCATAAGTTGTTTTATTGGGTTTACTGGAAGACGAAAAGTCCGGCCCTTTGATGAGGCCGGACTTTTTATTTTATCCAGCAAAGCAATATGTACCGTTCCCCAATATTTGGCCAAGTAAACCCCAAGTTAATAAGCTAACAATCAGCAAATTATATTTTGCTCTAAAATGATTAGGGGTTTTATTTGATAACATGACATTGCAGAGTCTACAGGAATGGGTATTTTTGACAGTCTTGATATTACTCAGGACATATCGTTCTCTAATTTGATGGAATCAAAACGAAGAAGGCGAAGCTATGTGCTTCGCCCCTCCAGAAGACGATCTTTTGGAACGCCCCCGACAACTAATGCAAATCCCCGCGACCCTGGTAAGTTTAAGGATTATGCGATTAGGTTTTTTTTGATCTTATTCGATTATTGGCTGAATCACAGCGATAAGGAATAAGAAATACGGTGTACTAAGCCCTGTGTTTCTCGTAAATACGGGGCTTTTTTATGGCCTCACCCTATAAACTTTTACAAAAGTACTTCCTTCAATCAAAAATACATCACAATTGTAGCACAATTGTAGCACAATTATGCCACAATTAATGCACATTTATTCCACACGTTGAGAGTCGCACAAGTACCTTTGCCCTATGCATGACTGGTATAACAACTCCAATAGTTTCATTTACCTGAGGGTGGGTAAGACCTTTTTTCGTCGTACAACGGGCGTTGGCTGGGCAATCATAACCGAGCAACAGGCCGACGAGGCTATCAGGCAATGGGATATACTACACGAAAAGCAGCGCGAAACCTATTTACCCCAACTTCAGGCGCAGGGATTAATCAGATAGACTCAATCGGATTGACCCCAACCAGTTCGGCCAGTTGATTGATTTATAGGCTTATTGCAATAGCAAAACGCCCAGCCTTTGATGAGGCTGGGCGTTTCTGTGAAATTTTGAATTATAATCCTGCAGGTCTCGTTTTATAGGTCTAACACAAAACGTAAACACGAATTAGGATGGCAGACTTTACAGAAGTAAATGAAAATTTGAAGAATATATTCCGCAAGCTTGATGAAACTGAAGAGCGTCTCTGGTATAGTCGCAGCTATCTTTCAGAATTAAGAGAATTGACCAGTGAGAATAAAGAGCTACTTGGCTCAATTTTAGAGCAATTGACAAGGCAGACGGAATTGCTTGAAATAATTGCAGGAAATACCAAACGAGGTTAGTTAAGTAAAATGAGCCCAGCCACAATGACTGGGCTCATTTTTATTCGGCCTTGACTTAACCTTCAATCGGATTAATCCCAAACACCTCGACAACCGGCTGTCCGCCGACGACGCGCAAAAAGATTATACCGCCGTTTTTGCGTACCTCCTCGCGACCCTCTCTATTAAGTTGCCAGGCCGACGTAACGGTAAACGTTGACCTACCGTTGATCACTGTCTCAGCTCTGTGCGTGGGTAGATCGTAACAGGCTTCGTGCGTGTAGACAGCATTTTGGCCCTCGAATTCGACTGGATCGGCCCAGAGTATCTCACAAGGCGGCTGACCGCCAACGGCCCGAAAAAAGACGATGCCGGTTTCGTTGAAAAACTCCAGTTCTTTTTCGCTCAACTGCCAGCCCGAAATAACCTCAATCGTGTCTTGCTGGCCGAGCTTGGTTTCACGAATCCAGACGGGGTATTCGACGCCGTGCTGATCAAACAAGGTTGTATTGACTTCCTGAAAATTTGCGTGTTTGGCCATGTTAGTAGCGTTTATCGGTCCAGTGGATTAGGCGAAGGGGTAATCCGTGTTTGCCGTCTTTCTCGGCCTCTTGAACTAAGGGAACAAACCAGTTGTAAAAGTCTTCCACCGTATCAAATCCGTCATTTATGGCAAGCTCTTTTATGTCAGGTGGATATAGATATGTATCGTCGATAGAGATTTCTAGGCGGACTTGACCCATGCTCATAAAAACTCGCTGAGTGCTTTTGCATGTGTCGTTTTTAAACTGGCTATACTGCTTCGTCCGGACACCGGTTGCAAATTCAATGTGTCGACCGGCTCTCCAGCGCTGGTTTTTGTCTTCCCGCAGCGTGTGGATTTTCTGTCCGCTGTTGATCTTCTCAACGAAGCCGGTCGGTCTGCCCTTATGGGTCGTTCTGAATCCAAGTATCATGCGTTGGGCTATTTAAGGTTTCTGAGTTCGTTCTCCCAAAAGGCTACCGTCTGCTTATGCAGGCTCTCTAAAATGCCGACCGCTTCGCGTTCCGATAGCGCGGCCACGTCGTCGCGAAACAGGACGAGCAACTGACCACAAGCGCCGTAAAACGCCTGCTTGAGTTGTCGTTTCTGTTCTTCGTGCATCGTAGCCTCGTCGAGTTTAATGCGCTTCAGGTACAGCGCGTACTGATAATCGAGGTTAAATTTTGGGTTTTTTGGCATATGCGTTGTTGATCCATTCGCTGGACCTGGCGGGTTAGGCTCCTGATCAGGAGCGTTGTTTTTGATTGCGACGAAATACCCAGAAATAGGAATGAAACTTGCGGGCGTGGTTTTGCTTATGCACCTGGCCACGAAAGCGGTTACGGGCAAACAGGATGAACAGATCGACCGCTTTAAAGCCTGCATCCTTGGCCAGAGACAATACCTCGTCGTGGATAAAGTAATTACTCCGGCCGTGTACGAAGTCCTGACATTTGAAGACCACGATTCCGCGTGGTTTAACCACGCGGGCAAACTCGACGAGAGACTTTCTGTAATGCTCCCTCAGCTCGGTAATAGTCCGGTAGCCGCCGTACTTCTGGCTCATTACGTACTCTTCAGACTCCTTGTGATTGGACACCACAAAGGGCGGATCAAACATCAACGATTTGATACTCCGATCACCCAGCGGCAAGGCCCGAGAATCTCCGATCACGGCTTCGGGTTTTTTGGGCGCGATGTCAAAGCAGTAGCGAGGGCGGGCAATGGCCTTATAAAACTCGCCGTAGCCGTAGGTCGCGTCGCAGTCGAATGTGTTGCCGGCAACATATAGCGTCAGAATCGACTGTAGAATCTCGTCCTGATCGAAAGCGATGGACTTGATTTCGGGCGCAATCTGTAGCTGCTGACCGGGCCGGGTAGGTTTGGGTTTTCTCTCGACGAGCGGAGCAATGGGATGGTTAAACAGGTCGGTCATGCTGGTACGGTGTTTACAGGCATTTCATCATAGGTACGTCCATTGAGTAGCCGACCAGCGGCTTTCTTATTCGTACCGCCCCACTGTTTAAAGAAAAAAGCCACGCCGGCCGCTTCGCATTGCTGACGAATATCGTCTACCCACTCCGGCCGGATAGGGCGCGGCTTTAGGCCACTTTCACCACCGACGATGACCCAGTCAATGCCCGCAAGATTGAGGTTTGGCAGTGGCCCTAAAAGCGGCTCCAGTGAGAGAAACTTAATCTTTGCGCCGGTAGTCCGTAAAGCATCAATGCGGTCAAGGTGCTTGTCACTTTCGACCGATACGCCCATCCACACGTTATCCGGCCAAAAAAGTAGTTGGCCATCCGTTTTGAGCCGGTCAGCCCGCTTGGTTAGTACCTGAAACGTATGCCAACGGGCGAACGTCATTACCCGAAACACATCCACGATGTAAGCCAGCGGCAAATCTTCGTGAAACAGATCGCTCATGGAGTTGACAAAATAGGTCGTTGGCGTTTTTCGCTTGAGCGGCAAATCCAGATGGTCGCGGTAGGGGAGTACCGTTTTAAAGTCGGCTTTATACTTCTCAAAGCCGGTAACCTTACCCATCCCCTGTAAACGTTTGTGCATAATTTCGGCATAGCAAAACTTACAGCCCTGTGATATTTTGGTACAGCCTACGGTTGGGTTCCAGGTCTGCTGAGTCCATTCAATAGATGATTCGGCCATTATTTCCGTTTTTTGGATTTATCGGGTTTCGCTTCGATTTCGATTGGTGGTTTGATGCCCAGTAGTTCGCGCACGGCCTCGGTTCTGATGCTCCGTTCATGTTCGGTCATATCCGGATACGGGCTTTTATCGGTCAGTGTGCAGTAGATAATGTGTAGCTGACCGATGCTGTAAAAGCTCGACAGAAAGGCTTTGAGGTTTTCTTTATCGGCGAGCGGTACGCTGTGGTGTGGCTTGGTCATAGCGGGCAGTGGGTAGAGACTGACCAGGCGAAAAACACCTGGTCAGTGCTGAATCAGTGCATTCACATTAGTATCGTTAGGCGTCGACCGGGTCGCCGTTGTGTTTTCGGAAAGTGATCGTGACGCTCTTTTTTGTTCGACGGGCATCAGTTTTGGCGGTCGATCCCTCCTGATTGGCCTTACCGTCCGTATCGAACATTTCGGTCTGATTGTAGTCAGGACTGTGTTTATGGGCAAGTTTGAGCCGTTCCATCCGGTTATGCCAATCGCCTTGCCACAATTCATTGTGCGGATGCCAGACGGCCAGTATCTCGGTTTTTTTGATTTCGTTAACGTGTATTTTTTCAGCGCTTCCGTGATACTTTAATGCCCGTTCGATAGCCTGCTCCGGATCTCTTGCCGGTATCAAATACAAATCCTTATCGTCACCCCACTTGATACCGATTCGGTAAAATGGGTCAGTTAGCCATTCGTCCGTTGTTCCTGAATAGAAAACGACAGCCGAGAAGGGGGCCTTGTTGATTGCGTCGACGTCAGGGTCTTTAATGCGACTTTTCAGGTGTTCGTAACATTGCAATTCAACGTCGCCAAAGTTGACGGCTTCATATAAATAGAGTTCCGAAATCATCTTCCGCTTTTCGTTGGCCTCGATTTCGTATTTGACTTTCGATTGGTACCAGGTAAGCATAATTGACAGGGGTTTACAGTTGAAAATTGGGGTTACAGATTCAGAAAAGCGGCCCGTATCGCGTCGCGAACGTCCTGATTAATCCGGGCACTGACGCCGGTATAGAGTTGGCACATTTGAGCGTCCCATTTATCGACTTTGGGGTGATACAGATTGACGGTATAGCCGTTGGCTCTCAGGACGTGGATAATGGCGAAGCCCGCGCCGAAGTTGGTGCCCACGTCGACACCTCGTTGAAACATATAGCCCTCGCGAGCCGCTGCACTCCATTTCTCGAAGTCTTTGGGCAGGCTTTCTTTTTTGCGCTTGTGCATGCCCTTATTGAGCCAGCCAGCCTCAACGAAGAATTCGCTATCTTCCTTATCTAGCTCAAAGCAGGCTTCCTGTAACGAAGTGAAGTCGAACGCGACGTGCATGACGAACCGGCCGAGTTGGCGGTCATAAACAGCGTAACCCGAATCGTTTTTGTCGGGATCTATGCCGATCACGTAGCGACGCTTTTTGCGGTTTATAGGCATTTGGTAGCTCATTGGTCGGTTTCGTCTTGAGGTTCACTACTTGTTTTGCTGGCGAAATACTGCTCCTTGAAATTGTGGTAGTTATGCCGCTCCCGTCGCTCCTGTTGGTCCTCCAGTCGTTTCTGAGTCTCTCTTTTCTGCTGGAGTGTGGGTTCGCCGTCCGCGAAACGCTGATAGCTTTGCCGAACCGCTTCGACCGAGAGCCGGTTGTCGTTTTCGTTCTGATGCTGCTCCTCGCTCCGTCCACGTTCACAAAGGGCAAGTCGCTCGGTCGTATCGTAAGCCAGTAGCCAGCCTTCCAGAATTTCCAGATCAAGCCGGTTGTACACTTTCCCATAGCGGCCGGAGCGGCCCTGGTCGAACGCATAGGCGATTTCCTCGGGTTTGAAATACCAGAAGGACTTAGTAATGTGCCGGGCGGCATCGAGCATTTGGCCCGCACTCATCCGGGGCACATTCAATGCGTCGTTGGTTAGGCCGATCAGCACGATCAGCGCTTTGAGCAAAACAACCTCTTCCGTTTTGCAAATGACTGAAAGCTGAGTACCATGTTTGAGGACATGAGGTAGTCCGTTGGCTGTAATGCCAGCCAGGCCAATACCAACGGCCATAATGTGACCGGCCCGAACCTGCTGGAGATGGGCAACCTCGTCGGGCTGACGTTGCGCGAGGGCCGTCCCGATCTTATCGTCCGTTGAGACCACCCGCTTTAGCAAGGGCATCAACGAGATTGAAGGCTGTTTCGTAGTCTGCACTTCCGTAGCGGTTGGCGTGGGCTGAACCGGTATAGCCGTTTGGGTTGGTTGCAGGTTGGTTTCCATGTTGAGGTTGATTTTCTAAGGCTTTTTTGATGTCACGTTCATTCCAGGAATTGAGTCGTATTTCGATGTCCCACTGATTTTGGGTTCGCCATTTTTCGACGCCGATCTGAACCGGGTCGCCTTTCTGGTTTTTGCTCGTCCAGTACCGCAGGAAAGGCAGGTAGATGTGCAGCGGGAACTGATCGGGGAACTGGGTGTAGTAGGTGACCACATCGGCCTGCAACACGCCGTCGCCGTAGACTTTCCCGGCTGGTATGGGTATCGGTTTTGGGGAAGGGGGGCGGGCGGAACTGGGGGTTAGGGCCTGCCCTTTTTTTTCTTCTAATTCGACAAAACAGTCATTCGCGGCCACGTCGTTTTCCGCGTTTAAGTTTTCTAAAGTTTTATAAGGTTTTGTATCCTTATATAGACTATCAGGAATTTCCTTATACCCTCCAAGGATTTGACTTATACCCTCTAAGGAATTTCCTTGTAGCTCACCGGGACTATAAGGAAATTCCTTAGAGGGGCTATCAGGAATTTCCTTATAGTCGTCAGCAGGCGCAGATTTGGACCGTTTACTATCCGTTTTTTCCTTATACCTATCCGCCCTTTCCTTATAGGGTGTAAGGAATTTCCTTATAGGGGTAATCTCCCGTTTGTTGCCTTTTTTCTGGTTTGGGTCAGAGGTCAAAAGGCCACTTTTAGCCAGCGCCTTAACCAGATCCGTGACGCTTTGCGGATGAATACAAACCGCGCTGGCGAGTTCAGGATTGGAGTCACGACATACACCATCCGCAGCGATACCGGCCCGGTAACAGATGCGGGCAAATAGCATCTTCTCAACGGGTGTCCGCTTGAGTTCCATGATGTCGGGACTAATCCAAAGAGAATCCATAAATCAAGTAGTAGGCTTCAGTAATCGTTAGAGCATCGCGGCCGCGATGAGCAGTAGAGCGACGCCAGCGACGCAGAACAGGCCGAGCGTGAGTATGACACCCACTTCTGGGCCGGGTTCGTGTTTAGGAATGTGCATAGGGGTAGGGGTTAAAAGGGTGTTTCACGGCTGGGTCCGTCAAAACTCCAGTCGGGCCGTTCTCTGTCCAGATCGAGCCGAGCCGCCAGCGAGGCCATAGCGTCGTGATAGGCGTAGCAGTGCAGTAGCGTCTGATTGTCCGCGTTCGTCGTCCGCAGGAGCGCCAGTTCGAGCCGAAAGCGGTAAAAAGCCCAGTCGCGCCGGTTATGCGTCGACTGCTTGAAATCATCCTGGTAGATCGTTTCGGCGCGTTTGCGGGCTTCGTTGTACAGGGCAAGGCCGGTTAGTTTGCGCTCGAACATCCTGACATCAAATCCGGCCAAGCGTAGTTCTAAGTCGAATTGATTGTGTTCGAGATTGTCGAGCCAGCCTTTGGGTAATTCGTGCCAGAAAAGTTCGATAAACTGGTGAGCCTCGCGTCTGGCCAGGGCGTGGAGCGTCTTCATGCTGGGCTGGTCGCGATAAGGCCGAAGGCAAGCAGCACGAGGACCGTGATGACAAAAAGAATACCGGCAACCTCAGCCCTCCGATTACGGATCGCTTGCCACTCGATACGAATCCAGCGCCGTAAACGGTACACCCAGACCGGCCAGTCGAGCGGACGGGGGAACTGCTCGCGAAAAAAGACGCCCAGTTGATAGCGGTACCGAATGATGTTGAGGAGAATTAAAAGCAGAGAGACAGCAGCCCAAAATTTCAGCATTACCAT